GTGCTCCCAGGTGTAACCAGAAGCCAAGCCCAAAGAAAAGAAGCCCAAAGCAAATAGCAGTGCAGTAGCGATGGTTGAGAATGGATTCAAGGCTATTCTCCTACTCCAATATGTAACCGGAAACAAAGCCAAAAACAAAAAGCAGCTCGGCGGAGATGATTGGTAACGGGTTCAAAGCTGTTTTATCTCCTACACACATTTTATATTCTGCCTGTCGGCGCTTGGTAAGCCCTGGCAATTCACGCCCACCAGCACTGTTCCATTTCAGCAATTCCTTGCACGCACCAGCATAGTCTGGCGGTGTCTGCTTGAGCTTCTTCACTAGCGAGGAATGACAAGCATTTCCCACGCCGACGTTATAAGCCCACGAAACATAAGCATCCCATTCGCCCTTGCTAAGAGGAACATCGCCGATGCAACCAGCCAGCACTTTAGCGTGAGCGTCTGCATCGAGCTGGAGTGTTATCACCGCACGTACAGGATCGGTTTTATCCCCGCGTTTGACAGGCCCGGATGTTGTCTGGGTAGCGCCAAACCCTATTGTCTGAACTCCAACACCATCGTCGTATGCATCGCCACGGTATCCTTCATACGCAGCAAGTGACGCAATGACGGCAGCCGTTGCGCCGACGGCCTTCCATGTCGATGCAGGAATGCGCGGTTGCTCAGGCATCATCGTCGCCTAGCGTCTTGGGTTGACGTACAAGGCGAGAAATCACTACTGCAATGGAAAGCACCACTGTCAAAAATGCGAATAAGCGTGCGTCAATCATACCCATGAATACAGGCATAGCAATGAACATCCCATTAAGCGCCGCCGTCAACAGGGCGAAGCGCACACTCCAGGCGTGTATTAGAAGATTTTTCCAGTCTGCATATAGTTTCATCGTTCTTTCTCCTTTACATCATGTACTTTAACCCATGCGCTTATATCACTAACATCTTTCTTGATTGTGACGATCTCGTTGAATGCAAAACTTATCAGCACAATTGCAATGGCCTGTACGGCCCCAAGCACACGGGCCGCAACTCGCCACATTCCCTTTCCCTGGTTCAGCAGCAATTGCTCTCGCTCGGTGTAGGCTTCATAAGCAGTCAAGTGGTTGTCGAGTTTTTCCGCTACTTCGTTGATGATCTGAGTGTTGGCGATCAGTGATTCGTTGATCTGCTGGAGTACGATCAGAAACGCCCGATCTTTAGGATCGTTTGCCTGCTCGATAAGAACAAGAATCTTATCTTGTGACACGTCAGTGGCCCTTCTATTATGTAATTCTGTCATTGCCGATACTCAGGAGGTAGTTGTGTACCACGTAACTCTGACTCAAAGCTCAATTTACAGTGATCGCGCTCAAACGGGCTAAACAGCACATCAACCAATGGCCGCAACAGCTTTCCAGATGGCCTTCCCTCACGCTCCATGCGGTATAACGCCGCACTAATAGTTTCATCAGGCATACCCTCACCAAACGTTAGAGTAACCCATATTAGCTGATCGACAGCGATGAGTAGATTAAGAAGTCGTTGCTTAATAACCATGTTTACTTACGCAAGAATCTCGGCTGAACGACCAGTAGCAAGCAGTCCTGCAGATTCCAATGCCTGCAATCCGGCGATTGTTGATGGATCATCGAGGTTTATTTCCTCTGCGAGTTTGAACTTGTCTAGCCAGACTTCAACCTGCACATTCGATTTGGCTGCCGTATAAATTGCAGCAAGTTCAGAATCTGTAAAGCGGTTCATATATGCAAGTTTTGTCAGTATGCGAACGCTCGGAATAGTCACGATGGATTCCTCGACCAGCCTATAAAATGGATAGTGCTCTGCACAAAAATCTTCACTAGCCTCAATTGTATTGACTACATTACCGTTTACCGCATCAAGAATTTCGTATCGCATTTTAATACTCCAGAATCACTATGCCATTGCCGCCAGCACCGGAGGTTGCTGTGTAGGAATTACTAGTATTGAAGCAGCCTCCACCGCCAGCCCCTACACCGCCTTTGCCAGCGGTGCCGGCAGCGGATGCGGTGGAACCACAAGCTCCTCCGCCAGCACCAAATCCGCCAGCTCCTCCTGAGGCTGTTCCGGAGCCGCCTCCGCCACCATCACTTCCAGCTGATCCAGTGCCTGATCCGGCACCACCGGAGCCGAATATAGGGATTGCGGCAAAAGCTACTGATGTAGGATAACCTGTTGCACCAAGTATATTCAGCCCACCAGTAGCACCACTATTTGGCCCGCCAGCACCGGAGCCACCACCACTCGAAGCAGATATTGAAGCTGCTAATGGGGATGCGCCACCGCTCACATATCCACTGGTTCCAACACTTCCACTGGCAAAAGCACCAAAACCAACATTTATTGCGCCGCCGCCTGTTGCACCAGTACCGGATACAGTAACTGCACCGCTGCCACCGCCTGTCAGGTTTATGTCGCCACCAGAAGCAGTACCGCCGGACGCACCTGAAACCGCACCAGCAGCTTGTAGCCCGCCTCCGCCCCCATTGGCTGTCAAAGTCGTAGAACCAATAACAACTGTTGTATTTCCGCCTGCATTGCCGTTAGCAGCACCACCAGCTACTGGAGCAGCAGCCGCACCGCCAGCCCCAATTGTACAAACAATAGATGTCCCCGCAGCGATATACATTTCCTTGATGCACGTTCCGCCTGCCGCACCACCAGAAGCGTTATTAGGACTGGCCGCAGACTTTGCCGCACCGCTCCCACCTGCGCCGATTGCTGTAATACGATACATTCCAGAAAATTGTGCGGTAATAGTCTGGCTACCCCGTACATACATAACAGACCGACGACCGAGACTGGTGTTAAGAAATTGCTTCAGATCACTCATTAATAGATTCTCCAGGTAGTTCCGCTGTAGACAAGGCCAACACTGACATTGTTTGTGGATAGCGTCATGTCTTCTGAAAGGCCCATGATGGTGCTGCCGTTTCGACCGATTGTCAGGTTGTTGGTTTGAAAAGCGCCACCACCGTCAGAAAACTCAACATAATTCCCAGCCGAAGGAGAGGATGGGAGAGTGACCGTAAATGCGCCGCTGGACGTGTTTGCTGCAATTCTGTCGCCGGATACGGCTGTGTAGTTAGCCGTCTTAATCTTCCAATCGTTGGAGATGTACGAGCCTGGGATCGTGTCCCCGGCAGACAGTTCTTGTACCGTCCCGGCATAATTAGCCAGTGGTTTTTTTGTCGCCATGACTTAGGCCAAAACGAGCACGTCTCCGGGATTGAATGATAGTGTAGTCGCATTGATCGCAACCCCCACGGGCTGCACTACGTTGCCTGAACCTGACGGTGCTGTTGCGGAAACTCCACCCGCTGTCGTTGCCAAGAAATACTTTGCCCCCGGAGTAAGTCCAGACATCTGCGTGTTGGACTGCGATGTGCGGTACACTGTGGCGTTTCCAGGTGCGGTAACGGCGGCCAGCACAAAACCCATGGCCTCTTTTCCTGCGGTTGTAGCATCGGCTTTTCTGGCGTTTGCGGCACCCGAGTTCGACCATATATTAACCAAATCTCCCGCTGCCAGGTTCTCGGATGCTGGAATTACATCAGCTTCTACGCCAGAACCAACCGGCATCATGCTGGTGTCGAGTCTGCCCGACGAGTCAAGCGCGGGGATTTTTCCAGCATCGGCTGCGCCCGCCGATGTTTGATTCGCTGCGACTTCTTGCCATACGCCAGCGTTGTATTTGATGTATTTGTTTCCAGCCATGATGTTTCTCCTAGTTCAAAATTATCGGTTCGCGTAAATTGATGAATATCTTTGTAGCAGTGATCGGGAATGCGACTATCAGGCTGAATCCAGTTACCGGCGCAACCTGCGTCAGCATCCCTGACAACGATAGCCAGATAGGCGTATCGAGCACCCACGACCAAGACGGCTCTGTCATTTCACCGCCAGTCTGGATCGTCGCAGTATCTCCCATAGAGGCCGCCCCGGTTGTCATGCCAAGCACCTTGTTTGCGTGGCTGAGCACCGTGTTATCGGCGTAGATGGCTTTCCCAGTGTCATCCAGCACCACCATGCGGTGTCCGCCGAGCGCTTCACCTGCTTGGTATTGCAGCGCAATCCCGCCTGTTGGGCCTGGAGACCCAGGCGGCCCTGGCGGCCCTTGTTCCCCTACGAATATAACCTGCCTGTCAACCAGCTCAACTACCGATACCTGTTTCTCATCAATCACTACAGGGTGTACTTCAATAACCTCGATCACGTTGTAATCTCTCCAAGCACTACAACATCTTCAATCGGGTTTCCGCTATCCGCCATGATCTTGCTTACATAGCCGGAAGCAGTCGTTACTAACTCGATGTCGCTGACGCCCTTTCGCCATGTAATCGCTGCGGTATCTACTGCCGATATTGTCTCGGTGATGGTATGGTTCACGTTGTCGATTGTCAGCCCACCGTTTTCCGTCGTCAGACTGAGCAACACCGTTCCGCCTTCTTTGTCCTTGATGCTGCGACGTGCAGTGCATCCCGACATGTCGATTGGCGTGAAGTATTGCAGATAGCCGCCCGATGTGTATGCGCCGAAGTCAGATGCGTTAACGTCATTGATCGTTATCGTATTCGCATCCACTACCGTAACCTTACGATACGCATTCAACTTCGGCTCGCCCTTTGAGTCCAGTTCAGCGTTTATCTCACGCATGCCCTTGACGGAAACGACTGCGACAAATTGCCCTGTTACAAGCCCATGTCCAAGTGCTGTAATTCTTACGGGCGCGGAATTAGTGATAGCCGTGATTGGGATGTAGATATACGGCTTTGCGGTTGGCCTAAGCACTCGGCTGTATGTTTCTCCCCTGATTATCGTGATTGTCATGTCTTCACCTAAAACCATACGGCACGATTCCCGCGCCGTGTCCGTGTACGGTTCGCGCGTTCTTGGTGCGCATTGATAGGCTGTCCGAATTCTTGAATGAATAGCGCCGCCTGTGTGCGGCTCTTGTTCGGATCGTATGTGTCCACATCCTGTTTGAGATAAGCCAGTTCAAGGGCATGATGAATCAGTTTTACGTGATAACGGCCTTCTATCTCCGGCTCGTCTCCATCGTCAACCAACTCCGCCATCGGCATTCTGTACACGCCGAAATTCATGCTCCCATTGGCGTCAGGCGTATGAATAAGCTGGATGTACCCTGATTTTGCATCGACGGAAAAGAATTCAGGGAATAGCTGCGTTGAATTCCAGTAATCTCCATATATATGCTGTGCATCCTGAATCGAGATCATTTCCAAGTGTTTATCATCCAGCGTTACCGTATCTTCCCGAATGCGTAGAATTGATGGGTGAAGCTTGTAAAGTGCTTCTCCGGCAGCCACGTCTATATGGCATACTTCCGGCGTTTCATTATCGGCAATGAGGTATGCACGGCGCACGGCTTCGAAATAGGCTAGGTTGATGTAGCCGTTCACCTCATCGTCACCCCACAGGTATTTCTTCTTGGTGTCATCGGAGCGAAGGCGGAATAACTGGCGAAGATCGTATAGATTCATAGACTATTCAGCAGGTTGCGTGTTTTCTTCTGGCGATTGCGTGTTTTCTTCTTGAATCTGTTCTTCTGTAGCGGACTTCCTGCCCCGCTTTTGCTTTACATCGGAAACAACCTCATAAGCTTCTTCGATAGAAATGAGACGTAGAACATGATCGTCGTTATCTACCAGGCAAACCTGCTCGCCTTTGTCATTGTCATTGAATTCGTAAATGGCATCTCCAATTGAGACGGTAAATCCGCCATGACGGTTGCGCAGTTTGCTTCGAATCAGTGGCATGTTTCCTCCTGTGACAGAAAAAACCCCGCCGGAGCGGGGTGGATTGTTATGCGCCGTAGGTAGAAGGGCGGTACAGCATAGTCAGGCCGATCGTTCCAGATGTAGCTCCGGTTGCGGGGCCAGTTGCAACCTTGATGGCAACCATGCGATCACTGTCTGATGGTGCTATGCGGAATGCAGATATGGCAGTCGGGCGCGACACGCCACCGGCTTGGGCAACGTTAGAAGCTGAAAATACTTCATGGCCGACATTGCCGTTAGTGTCAATCAAACCTACATCAAGAGTAATCGTAGGAACTCCGCCAGAGTCAAGATCGTCAGAATCAAGAACGAAATCGACTGGCACGAAACCGGAAGGCAGCGGCATCATTTGCACGATGTCGCCTGCAGACAATGCCGCGGCCAGCGCGTAAGTGGCACGGACAGAAAGAACCTCCGCTCCATCTGCGTTTGTCGGAATGGGGCGGAAGTTTTGCGCGGAAGCGCTATACAGAGTAGTCATAATGCTTGTTCCTCAAGGAATGGCCCCAAGTTCATGGGGCCGTTGGATTACGCGGTAGGATCAGTGGCGGCGGTATCGACAGCGATAATTCCGAAGTCTTTGCCATTGAATTGTGTCTTTTTGACGCCGAAGATAGAGCTTGTGGAAATCACAATCTCGTTGCCCTGATCGCGGGTTTCCTCATACCAGTCGAAGCGCAGATTGGTGCCTGGCGAACCGAAAGCGATCACGCCTGCTTGGGAACCCATGAACAGCGCACGCGCGGCGGACACGTTGGAACCTGCTCCATAGTCGTTGAAGCGGATACCCGCCTTATGACTGTGCAGGATAACGTTGTTGTACATACCAAGGCCGCCCTTGAAGATGGGATTGTTCTTCCCTTCGCTCAGTGTCAACGCCTTCTGGATGTCAAGCCATTGTCCTGCGCTGGTGTTGGTGCGCAAGTCGTACTCCTGCCACGGATTCATCACCATGACATAGTGCTCTTCGCCGTCGATCATAACAGGCTGAATCTGCGGCGTTTCCTGTGTACCACCGCCCATCATGGAAGCCCGCGCAACACACTTGTCGATAACTGCCAAGCTCATCTTGTCAGTGCTAGTCATGCTGGCCTTGCTGACAGCTGCGCCGCCATACATGATATGTTGAGTATCAGGTGCTTGCAGCGGGTTGTTGGCGAATCCGGTATATGTGGTAGGGAACACAAACTCAGTGTTCACGCCACGCGCACCGGCCAAATACATGAAGAACAACTCATCGAACACGCGGCTCCACCATTCGGACTGACGCTTTTTGGCAACCGCGCGCAAGTCGTGAATCGTGCGCTTACGTGTCATGCGGCCACCTGTGTTCACGCCGCCGCGCATCTGATCGATGTAGAGCGTATCGGTGTAGAACTTGAGCGCTTCCTCATTATTGGTGAGAATTTGATCGCCCTCGATCGGCTGCATCTTCAACTGCATAGACAAGTCAAAATTAACCTTGTCACCAGCGTCAGACTGCAAGTCTGTCAATGCCTGTATAGGCGTCATGGCATCAGGGCCGATACCAATGAACTTCTTGTTGAAATAACTGGTACGTCCAATATCAACGGCCAGCATAGACGAATAGCGGCGTACCGCCTTTGGATCATTCAATCCTACGACTGTCTTAGACATATCGTGCTTCCTTCGGGAAAGCACTCTTGCGCGGATAACAGCCGCTCTTGCAGCCGATAAAAAAGGCCATTATGGCCTGAACTTGCTACCTTCCTGGCGGCATCGCCAATGTAGGCCTTGTTTCTAGGTACGTTTTGCTGATACTCACAGAAGGAGGCGCATCAATCTTGACGCGCACCACTTCCCTGCCCTTCATGCTATCAATCACGACACGAGCCTGCCCTACGTCTATGGCCTGCCCGACTTTCATGTCAACAAACAGGGCCACGTAGTTAGCCCATCATCAGGTATTTCTTCTGCTTCGCCGGAGACAGTTGCGCGAGCGCGGCTTCTAGTTCCAGGCCGCTCATCTTGTCGAGCGATGCAAATTCGTCGCTATCGTTCTCTGCAGCAGTTGGCGTATCTGCAAGCGTCTTTGGAATTTTTGCTTTCTGCAAGGCATTTCCGCGCTTGCCGTCTTTAATTGGCGTCACATTGTCAGACGGATTGGCAATATTGAAGCGCTCGCGCACCAGCTTCCCGGCTTCGCGCAGGTATTCGAGTTCTGAATATCCGCGCTTTTCCGGATCGGCATATAGCATCTTAAGTTGCGCATCGAGCGCGGCGAACATAATGGGATCCTTTGGAACTCCGTCCGCATTCGTACCGAACTCCGGCATCGCCTTGAAAAATTCCTTCTGCGACCAATCCCACCGCTGTGCACGAATTTCTTTCGCTGTCTCCGCAGCAGTCTCAGCCTTGGCCTGCGCCACGCTGATCCGATTCATCTCAACAGCGAATTCCTTGGTGCCGATCTCGCCTTTCTCGAACTTGTCGGAAAGTTCTTCTAGTTGCTTGGAGAAATCCACAGCCGCAGCAGTCGCTGGTTCGTAAACGAACCCTGCTCCAGTCTTATTTTCTGAATCGGTAGAATTTTCTTCTGCTTCATCTTCTGCTTCATTAGATTCTGAATCGTCGCCATGCGCTTCTACTCCATCGCTATCAGTCGAGTTTGTATCATCGCTTTCGGTTTCTTCACCGCCTTCGTTTTCTGGCGAGTCCTCTTTTTCTTCTTCGAGTGCTGCGCGTTCCTCGTCGCTTAGTGCTGCAAGTTCGGCTTCTGTGTACATATCATGCTCCTTGTAGGTTGTCTGTTCCGGTAGGCGTTTCTATCCCTGCGTTCTGCCCGACATTCGGATCGTGCGGAACTGCATTGTGCGGCAATGGCTGTTGCTGCTGCTGACTCATTGGTGACTGCTGGCGCAACGGAACAGTTTCCCCATAATCTCCATATTTGGCGTTATGCAATATCTCATCAGCAGCAGGTGCTACGTGGGGCGCAGCAGAAACCTGCATTCCAGCCTGCATCGCCGCATATGCCGCATCGACACGCTTGTTAGTGGCGTCTGCTCGCAATTTCTCGACTTCTGCCGCGAGTTTCTCAAGCTGCAATCGCATCTGTTCTTGCTGCATTTGCGCGGCATTGTTCTTTGCTTGCTCCTGTTCTGGAGTCAGCTTGTTGTCTTCGCCGTATCCATTGATTTTGCGGATTCGGCTGACGATCTCGTCCTTGCCAGGCACATCTGCCATTTCAAATACCAAGTCCAGCAGTTGCAGCGAAACGTCAGGAGGCAACGCCCGAACCATGTCAGTCATCTGCTCGAACATCGCTTGTCGCATGGATTCGCGGAAGTCTTGCTCTGACACAACGAAATCGTCCTGGCTCGCGGTAATGTCGTTCTCGAACACGAATGTTCCGCTCGAAGGATCGAAGCGCGGTATGTTGATAGAAGTCCAGTCTGGCTTGTTTCCTTCTCCCAGAATGCGCAAGTCCATTTGCTGATCGTAAAACTGTTCTATTAAACTCAACTGAATCTCACCCTGGTGCTGCACTGCGAAGCGCAGGTTGTCAAATAGCTCAGCAGTCACCACGCTTCCTTGTGTCTGCTTGGCAAGTATGGCCTTGCCGCTCTGTGCGTTGGTATCGCGCCCGAGATTTTCGCTAGTGACACCAGATATTTCCTGAATGTGCAGGCCGTCCTGCTGCATCAGTGCGATATGTTCTTGCGCCAGATTACGATCCACGTTGATGTCGAAGCGCTTTCCCGGGCGAACACGGATAATTCCGTCTGGACGCGCCACCTCGTTCATGGCCTCGTCCCAATCGACAACCGCGTCCTCGTCAGCGATCACTTTCGCGCTAGAAAGGATGTATTGCGCTTTGCTGTACCTCTTATTCAGATCGTCCTGGGCGTCTCGACAACCTCGCACAACTCCGTATGGCGCATTGTCTCGATTGCGTCTGAACCCCCAGACAGGTGTGAATGGGAATCTATTATGACGGTACGGAGATTCCTGATCTTGCAGTAGAATGTCATCGCAGAATATCGCAACTCGCACCTGCATTACCACGGAATCGTATACGCTGCTGAACTCTTCCTGAACCGCTTTGAGGTGCAATAGATTGGATGGATCGAATATTGCCCCATGCAGATCACCGCCCTGTAGCTTTTGCACCGTCTTAGGCTCTCGATACCAGCACTCTACAAGTTTTATACGTTCTCTCGTTGATGGCAGGTAAGTAGGAAACTCCGAACCATAAGAAAGGTTTCCGATCACGCGGCCATTGTTGTCAACGCGCTGGAAATGAAGTCCGAGGTAGTATTCGTCCTCGTTTCTCACAGTCATTTGCACCGACTTCGCTGCGGATTTCAGCTCGTCAGCACGATCAGGAAACATGGCCTGCGCAATGTCCAAATCTACCCACTTGCTGCGGAATATATAGCGCGAATCGGACAAATCCCGCTCGCGCGAGAACGGATCATACCAGATATTGCGCCAGCTCTCGGCCCTCACGAATATCGGATTTTCCGACTCATCCCCTCGGATACCAGTCTCGATCCAGCCAACTCCGACGATAGCGGCGTCCTTGAACGCCTCGGATCGTGCGAATGGCGCTTTACTGGTGTCGCTCACGTACTTCATAATTTGCGTCTTTGCTACTGCCGCTTCCACGCCGTCCTTTCTGCGCGGGAGAACCACGCTATCAACGCGCGTCCGGCGCTCGGTGCCAACGATCCAGTCCATAGTAGGCTTGATCTTGTTATAGACTAATGCCGGTTGTTCTCTGTCCTCAAGTTGCTTTCTGTCCTCGTCGCTCCACTGCTCGTGATCGTAATAGCTGTAGTCTATATCCTGCTCGATGCGAATACTTGATTCCGCTTCGTGAGACTGCATGAACCACTCTTGCAGCTTGTGCAGCCGCTTCAGCATTTCAGGCGTTTTCAGCGGATTCAGCGATTCTACAGTCTCAAGCTCTTCGCTTCCTGCCGTCCAGCCATCCAGACTATGCTTGACTGTCGCGTCAGTGAACTTCGATGTAATCATTCAGCGCATTCCAAGCTGACGGAGTTGCCGTTGATGCTGACGCCAATGTCTGGAGTTTTCTTCTCGATGACTGGCTCGGGCGGCATAGCGCACAAATCCACCAGCGCATCGTTGATTGCATCGGCAATACGATGAATCACGAATTTGTCGCGCCCCATGCCCATCACGTCGGCAGCCTTGTGAGATTGTGCGATCAAGTAATCATCATCGGTGTACTGGTGCGCTGCGCTCAGGCAAACCACGAAAGCGCCCGATCCGGTGCGACGGAACAACGGGAACAACACGATTGCAGGTTCTCCGTTCACCCAGCGCAGGTGTATACCAATGTCGCCCTTGATAAATGCTTTGTGCGCGCCCTGTGGATTAAATTCGACTGGCATTTACTTGGTTCTCCACGATCCGCTCTCGCGCTTGATGCGCTGGCGTGGTTTCGATGAGACGCCTCCGCCTACGGCCAGCGTCATGTTCCACGCATCGGCCAAGTCTGGAGAGGTAACGCCGCGTTTTTTCATTTCGTCCTTGCTTTCAACTTGGATTTTTCCGTTGCTCTGGTATTTGTATTTCGGCAACGTCAACTCTGCCACAAGAGCATCGTCGCACAACTTGCAGTCGCGTGAGGCCAGCCATTCCCTGCTCTTGAACCACAACTCATCGCGGAGCCGCATATACCGCTCTTGTATTGCTGGCTGCTCTCCCACGTTGATGCCTACAACTGGCAGGCCCATTTCTGCAAGACGATCATAGACACCCGCTCCTAATCCAATGATGTCTACAGCGATTGCCTCTGGCTTGTCTTTGTCTGGAGTATCCTCATACGCAGAAACCACGCGCCCAGCAGTTTGCATCAAGTCCAGCCCCTGCCATGACACCACCTTTTCTAGCTGCGTATTTCCCTTTCGCTTCGCTAGTGCGGTGCGATCGCTGCCGTAGCGAGCAACGTCCAGTCCCCAGATCACGCTGGAGCCAATAGTCTCAATATCGCGCTCCAGCGCACTTTCCGCAAGCTCTAGCGGTATTACAGTATCGTCCTCGCTCAGCGGGAAGTCGCCAAGCACCCGGACACGGAAGACGTTCGAATCGCGCCCATAGCGCTCGGACATTGAATCAATAAAGTCCTTGGTGACGCGACTAGATTCTTCGCACCCGACGCGCTTCGTCCACCAATGTTCACGCGCTGCGTGAAACGCGTCATAGAAATACCCGCTGGTGCGCGTAGGGTTGCCAACCATGAGTGTTTTCGCGCCTGGCGTGGACATTGCGCCCTCGCCAACCTCGAAGATTATATCCTCAACGCCGCTGGCTTCGTCCGCCAGGAACAGCATATTAGTTGAGTGGAAACCCTGAAACGCTTCGGGGTTTTCCTTGCGAGCAGTACGCGCAACCGCGAACGATTCGTTCGCCGCGCCAACTATCTCCACCCTATCACTCTTGATGAGAACGAGTCGCTTAAAGTAGTCGATTACGATATTGCGCTGCCACTTCGACAACTCGCCCCACAGCACATCCTGCAATTGGTGCGCAGTCGGGGCGGTAATGGCGACTTTTGCCGGGTAGCGCGTCATCAGCCACCAATAGACTATCCAGCTAAGCAATGCAGATTTTCCGACTCCGTGGCCGGAGCGGATTGCGATCTTGTCCTGCGACACAAGCGCACTCATTACATCAACCTGCCACTGCTCGGGTGTCGCGCCAATCACCTGCCGAACAAATAGATCGGGCCGGTAGTAATATTGCTCGATAGCGTCCGCGAGACTAGATATGCGCCGCAATGCGAGCATTTGCTTCCTGGATTGCACGGATTGCAGCACCTACATCGCTGTCGCTGGTTTCCTCGCTCTTGATGCCGTATGCCTCGCGCTCCAGCGATACAAGCACCCGTAGCGTATCTGCAAGCTTGCGAACGCCGTCGATGCGTGATGGCAATTCAATCACTTTGCGGTATATCTCATAGCGCTTGTCGTTGCCCTTGTCGTCCGGGGCTTGAAGCAAATCGCCCAACTGCGAATACAACTCACGGTTGTCTGTTACCTCCTCCAGCTCCCCAAGCATCCGCATGGCCAGATTGCGATTGCGCTGTATGTCCTTTCGGTGCGCCAGCCGAATACGGGCCTGCACCTCGGCTTCCACCTCAATTACAGTCGCTTCTGCAATTTCAGTTTGCGCGTTAACTTCGCCGTTAACCTCGGCGGCGTCATTAACTAAGGTATCATTAACTAAGGCGGCACTAACTTTCGCATCAGCCTTGGCTTTGATCCTCGCGCTTAAGTCTCGCGTCCAGCCGTCCTTCCTTGCACGCTTCAGGATGCCAGCGCCGGAGACGCCGAACTCCGCACCGATGTCATGGAGTGATCGGATACCGGCTCGATACTGTATCTCTACCGCCTCCCAATCAATTGCTTTACGTGTCATTTCGTCTGTGCCAATTAAAAAGCCCACCAATTATTAGCGGGCTCCTATGTGCGGTAGAAACAAAACCGCACTCTATCAAAAGCACTTATACACCAGTTCCCGACTTTCCGCAACATAACCTCACAAAAATATCTTTTGAAAAAGTGTTGCTTTTTCTTTCGATGTATGTATAATGCAAGTCATGGGATGCAATAACGCAGCCCGCAACCAACAATAAGGAGTAAATCATGAAAAAGATCACGAAAGATGCAAAGCTGGGAATCTTCAGCGGGCAATACGTTGCCAATATCTACAAAGACAAGATAGTCGTGGTAACCCCATATGTAACATGGATAGGCGACGCAGGAAGGTATGCAGAACACAAGGATACTATCCGCGATCAGTCTGTAGTGTCCGACGTCTTGGCGGATTTGGCGGACGGCAGAGAGGCGGATGCTTGGCGGAGGATCTGCAACCACCTTGCGGACGAGTGGATGGCGTACTCCGGCATGACGTAGCCCGCCGGATGCATGGCATAAGGAGTAGATATCATGAAACTAGGAAGGATAAGTGCGGATCAGATTCTGGATGAACTGGAGTTGCTCCAGGGAACCGCATCGAAATCACTGATCCGCGCCGTTGCGCGGGCCGGTGATGACACCGGACTGATCGGGCCGCATGCGGCAATGGAGTTTTACGGGCCAGGCTTCCCTAGGAAGCACACATACACGGACGTGCGCCGTGTCCTACTGGATATGGGCTGCGTTCCACGCTCCAAGTTGGATTAGAACACAAACGCCCGTGGCAGCCATGCCTTGGGATTGCATTTTACCACATGCAAAGGAGTAGAAAATGAATGCCATCAAAAATTTTGAAATCGCAGCAAAATCCATAATTGATGAAGCCCCAACAGAAAAGGCGCGCATTTTCGCCGAAAGGCTCGCCGCAAAAATCCGCGCCAAAGGAGAAGATTGGATCGCGGCTCGCATTTCCGCTCTACACATATCAGACTCCGAGGTTTCGGACGCCTCTATCTGCCCGATAGAGGACAACGCGTTGTTATACTTGATAGATTGGCAACGCGCTCTGGCGAAATAATCAATAACCACGGCATAGCAGGTGTTTAATGCAAGGAATAGAAAAAATGTCTATGAATCAAGAAAACCTCAAAAACGCATCCCAATCAAAAGAACTAATCAGCTTCGTTGTCGATCATGCAATTGAGCACTTGCGGAAGCAAGCGGCAGACAAAGGCGCGATCGTGACAAAATCTGATCTGCTGACTGCTATCATGCACGATCCAGAAGGCAACGTGGCAAAGCGTTTCTCCGAACTTTTCTCCATCGGGTTCAGTGAGATTGTAAAAAGCCAAAGGCTAGTCAACAAATAGGTATTTCGGTTCCGCATCTCTGATCCGTGATACAGCGCGCTCCAGCACCGCATCTAGCGCACGGTATGCGCCGCGCCGCGTCTCCAGCGCTGTCGATTTACGACATTGCAGTGCCCGGCGCAATTCCTCAACGCCGCGATTGCGCCCGCAATATGCGTTGACAATATCCTCAATGGCGCGTTGCGAGTGTATCCCTGCCGGGAGCGCCGCCACGACGATCGGAACAAGATACGCGCTAACATCCGCCGCGTCTGCTATTCCGTACAACGCCCTCAGCAGAACCATGCTAGGCTTGTCTGTTGCTCTCGACGCCTGATCTATAATCATAGCGGCGTATGCGTGCCTGTCATGCGATGTAAGCTCTCCGTGCGACATTCCGCCGCCGCCCATCATCGACTTTGAAACCGAAGATGTTTTAATGATCGCCGTGGATTCCACCCGGAAGGCCCAGGCAAGCGCATGCTCTACGCTCTTAAATTTCATCGCAGCCCCTGTTTTTCCGCTTCCCGTTTTGCGTCTTCTGGAGAGTCGAAAGTCCTGATCATGATCCAGTATTTTGTCGCGTTCTGGAAAAGCGTATATCTGTATTTCTCGCCAACCTTTGCCGCCGCGATACGGTATTTCCCGGATTCCCAGGCTGTAGGCCCGATGCGAACCCACTGCATGGGGGGGGAGTTACCCGTCGTAACATCCGCAGTGCGGATCATCGTCACTCAAGCGGCCTCCGTCGTAAAATATATCGCCCTGTCTAGCCCGTTCGCGCCAGTAGCTCGCTGGCTTGTCGCCCCATTGTGTGCGCGGCTGGCCGTCCGGTTGCGGCCCGTGTGTCGCCGTGGCGATGTCCTCAAGCCGAGCGATCCGCTCAAACTTGCATGGATCAACTTTCGCCAACCGGATCACTTCTCCCGCCCGCATGAAGGGGCAACACCAGCAACCGCTTTTCCCTGGAGACGGCAGCCCTTCTGCCTTTATGATTGCTTCGCATCCGTCTCTGTCAATATCTAGATCAACCAATGGCCTAACCCTGTCCGGCATCCGGTGAGCCTCTCCGGCATCCACCCCGATCAACTGCACGCCACCGCCGTTCGCCGCAACGTGCCGCTCTATCGGCTTGATCTTGCCTTCCACCGTGCATCCGCGAAGCAGGCGGCTTCCGGTAACTTTCAGTCGCTCCCATCGCTCAAGGATTGTTTCTTCAGGCCTTACCACTTCGAGAGTTTTCCCATGCCTTTCCAACCACGGATTAAAGTGATCGCGAATGTAAGCGTATGTTTCCTGGCGCTCCTCTCCGGTGTCTGAGAAAACAATCCGCCACGGCTCATACTGAGGAAGCTTACCACTCATCAACAACACGGCCAGCGCAGTGCTATTTACACCACCGCCATAACTCAACCAGAACATTTAATCCTCCTCCGAAGAACGGATAAATCTGCGTTGCTGTGTTTCTCGTTCATGTTTTTTCTATTCGCGCCACTTCACGCTGTTCTGGCCTGATTTATTTCTTTCCTCCGCCGTCTTGCGATATCGGCGCAATCGGCGCACTTGTATCCTCTGATGCTTCCTGTTTTGCTCCGCAGGACAGGAGTCCTTCCTTCTATCGGTTTCTCCATTCTGCAATACCAGCAGAAAAACTTGTTCATGCCGCTTCCATATAATGCTTCCTGCACCGAACCGGGTAGCTTTTCATCCCTTTTGCGCAGTACGCCCTGCCGAACGCTTTTCCGACATGGATACAGCCCTTGCAGGTAGATGCTTCCTTGCGCTCATACGCAATAGCCGGATCGCCGTAACACACCGCTGGAAGAGCATTGCTTTTTTCTCTCATGGCTTCCATTTGCACCCACTACATGCATACCAAGGTGTCGTCTTACCGCCAGCGGAGTCGCACAATTTCCTGACATGGGCATTTCCGCCAGGTTTCCAATGCTGACAGTTGCGAGTCATGCGGAATTTGTACCACTTGCCCGGAAACTCTTCGGAGTATACGTTCCGCACGAATGCAGGGCGATTATAGCAGCTTGGGCGCTCAATTACTTCGGGCGCTTGGGTGCGCTGAAACCACATTTGCCGCACGTCTCCCAAGTCGCTTTCGATTTTTATTACCCCTTTTTCCATTTTGTTACCCATTTTCTGGTGCTTATTCTGCGTTGGGCGTCACCCGCTGCTTGCAGATAAACGCGCCGTCCTTCGCAAATCCTTTGAAAAATTCCCCGCTAATCAACGTTTGTGCCGGAATCGTGAATGGCATCAGCGCCTCGGCGACCTTATGGAATTGTTCCATCGAAATATCGAACCTTTCGTACAGCGCCTGCTCAATGGCATTACTGTCTGCCGTCTCTTCGTCCATCCCTAGTACAACCACCGCGAGTTCTTCAGCGTCCATCCAGTCCATTTCAATCTCCTGTAAAAAGTGCCGCACAACCCAGCGGCCAATCGATAGTCGATAGATCAGCCACCTTACCTATGCGTTAGGCCCAGCCGCTTTCGACGCCCTTAACGCAGCAAGCACACCCCGTGTCATAGCGGCAATGTTGCGCCCATTGTCCCGATACATCAGTGTCAGTCGCCGTATAGCAGTCAGTGCATCCGCCTCGGACAGATTGGAAAGTCCGCCGAAGTGCGCAATGTCTGCGATCTGCCTTAGCGTTTTATTTTCCTCCGCTACGCCGGTTTCTCGACGCGTTCTCAGTTCGCGCAGCCATCGCGCAAGCTCCGCATGTTCATTGCCGCAGTCCGTACCGCGGAACTTGTAAGCCTGCGCGTCTGCGTGTGCTATCGCTTCGTCAATTGTCAAATTCATGTCTCCGTAGTGCGCTCTAACACAACAGTCCGCGCGGACGTTTTGGCAATGAAGGGTTACTATGGTGGGCCGTGCAGGATTCGAACCTGACTTCCTCCCAATTATGAGTTGGGTGCTCTAACCGATTGAGCTACCGGCCCGTGTTTTCAGATTTTGCTCTTCAGGCGTTATCCGTCAATACACCCATACCCAAAGCAATCATGTGCAGGGGAAGCACATTTTCCACTCGGGCATCCCGAATCGTTTTGTGCCGCCATGTTCCGCACATGACGCGCAATTTGCAGCAGCCTGTTATGCGCCTTTTTGTCTGGTGCATATTCAAGTTCGATCAACGTTGCCGCATCTTCAAGTGCGGCAGCAGCAACAGCTTGCCCAAACTTGGCAAGATCGGGCCACCATTCTGCCGAAGGTTCGGCAGCACAGGATTGGAAGAAAATTCGCTTCAATGCATTATAATCAATCATTGCATTACTCCTTACATTCGGCGTTGTGCGTCACCGCCCGCAGTAGCTCGTAAGCTACTTGCGGAACTATTGCGTTACCGATGGCGCGGTATCTAGCCACCCTGTCGGGTATCCCATCAGCCACAAGGCAAATTCCGGGTTCAGTTTTTGCCCACCGTGCAGCGCCCCAACTTGCGCTGCAAGCGTCACCGTCTGCCCTTTTGCCTTCAACTTCCCTGCGTATTCCGGGTCTTTCGAGCGGGCCTGATTTATCATCCCTACCGTTGGCGTTCGCCACCACCCAAACCCGCTCCCGGATGTGTAAGGCTCCGACGGCACAAGCCGGAATAACAACCGCCCTCGCGGCGTAGTCGAGGTTTTCCAGGTCAGAGAGCACATCGTCGAGGCCCATCGTGATGTGACCAGCAACATTTTCAGATACCACCCAAGTTGGTCTTGCTTGCTCAATAATTCGGCGCATTTCCGGCCAGAGGTGACGGTCATCTTCTGTGCCTCTCCTTTTGCCAACAAGGCTGAATGGTTGGCACGGGTATCCACCGGAAATAAGCTCGACGCCTCGAAACAATCGTCCATCTAAATCCCTCACATCGTTATGTATAGGCACACCAGGCCACCGTGCCGCCAGCACCGACTTACAAAAATCATCTTTCTCACAGAATCCAACTGTTTCAAACCCTGCCCACTTCGCGGCTAGTGCAAAACCGCCGATTCCTGAAAAAATGTCTAGGTGTCTCATAGTCAAAAACGCATAACACTGGTACGGCCATTCAACTTTATGCCCCAAACATCGCCGCTTGCCGTTGTGCATCCTCAACCCGCTGACAGGCCATATCAAAGTAGCGGGGTTCAATCTCAATGCCAACAAACCTACGCCCCAAACTTACTGCCGCCACCCCGGTAGTTCCGCTACCCATAAACGGATCGAGCGCAACGCCTCCAGGCTTCACGATCGAAGCAACTATCTTTTCCATCATCGGCAACCATTTTTGTGTTGGATGATCGCACTTTTCTTTTGATCTTATACCGTTGCGGTAGCTATCCGCTACAACAACATTGCAGCGTTTTGTGTCGGTATCTCCAAACCACGCGCCTGGCTTGTAGCCGTACATTGCAAGTTCAAACCCAGAAGGCCACCAGTTTCCCGGCATTGCAACAGGAGGGCATAATTTCACCTTTGCGAATGGCTTCGGTGTCATTCCTGCGCCACGCGCTGCCGCCGCAATCCCCGCGTATTGTTCGCAAGAACAAAAAACATGGAAAGATTGAGCAATTCCAAAAGCTAAAGATAAAGCCGGGATAACAACCGCGTCCGTTATGCCTTCCGTGTCAAAATGGAACTCCATACGCCTGGTTCCGTCAAAATCGCTCGTGCCAAACTTGTTGAGTATCTCGTATGGAGGATCTGCCACCACAGAGTCAACCGCTTCCAGTGTTGGCAATACATCTAGGCAATCCCCTAGGTAAAGTGTTGCAAGCCCTATTTTCTCAACTCTCATTACCGTCAATCATCTCGTTAACATTGGCATCGATTGCACAGTCTATCCGATCCCGCACCCATCTAGCACCTCCCAAGAGGCGCAACTTCTCCCGCTGCGCCGCCGTCACCCGCAGGGAAAGCGTTACAGTCTGCTCTCCATTTTTTATCGGCTTACGGCCCTGCCCACGGCCTGGGCCGCCTCGCTTTTTTTCTGCCATGCTTCTGGATTCCACTAATCGTTATTAGATGTTTATAGTAGCACAAAATCAAACAACTCGCAAGCACTTTTTGGCGACTTCGGTTTGCGCGCGAACCTCCTTAGCTTTGTGCGTGTATTCCGCTTTAATGGCCTTGATTTCCTCAATGGTGTATTTCTTTGCCGCATGATTGCCTTCCAGCCATTCGACTCGATCAATTCCGATTCGCTCAATCAAGCCTCTCCGGTACTCGACAATATTCCCGCTTAGGTGATCGTTGCACGGAGCACACTGCTTATGTACGTTCAATTCATCGAACCTTAGCTCGGGGCATGCGCCTACACTTCTATAGTGTCCTGCGTGCCATTGTCCCTGATGTTGCCTGCCGCATGATATGCAAGGCTTGTCGTGATCGCGCATGCGAATGTACCGATTGAAAGCTGCTTGTGCTTCTTTTAGCCAATCTGCGCGGCTTTTCAGCTTATGTTTTGCCGCCCGGTGTTCCTTGCGAATCCGCTTCGCTTTGGCGGTTTCAGCCGCTATAACGGCGCACTCTAAACTGCATACGGATTGCAATGGCCTGACTGGCTGGAATGGTGCGCGGCAGACTGAGCATTTTTTCTGCCTCATACTTCGCACCACAAAACCGTCAATCCACCATCAGGAAGAGGATTACTAACCTCCGCAACAACCCTTACTACCTGTCTATCGTTATGCCATGCAACGCCTTTGAGCGCGTCTCTGACAGCTTCTATTGTGTCGATGTCGATTCTTGACTTGCTTGGCTGTCCGTCCTTTTTAGCCCTTGGGTGCAGCATGATGGTTAGCGATATCGGCTTGTCCGAAATCTTCACGCCAGCTTCTTTTGCTTTCGATGCGGCTTTGATCTTCCAATACCTTGATTCTGGTGACGGGCGACTGGTGCTGGGCGAGTAAGGCAAACTCAAAGATTGCATTGCTGGTATTTTTACCAGCTTCCTGAGCGTTTCCAGTTCGTCGATCACGGCATGGATCGCCATGCCGATTTCGCGCTGAGATGGAAGCGAGATTTCTTCGCCTCTGCGCCACTTGTTGAAATTACGCAAAACTTCAAGAGCGTCTTTGTCAATGTTGTTCATGCGTTATTCCCCAAACATTGCCAGTTGCGCAGTGGCCTGTTCAAAACGTTTTTTTGCTGCGTTGTAATAGTCTGTGTCAATCTCACAACCTACAAAATCAACACCAAAATAGTGCGCGGCTATCGCGCTACTGCCACTACCAAGGTGTGTATCAAGTATCCGCTGACCAGGTTTGGCGTAGTTCGTGAAAATCCATTCGTACAACTTTACGGGCTTTTGTGTTGGGTGTATCTTGCCTTTCTCAGCAAGCACTGAACGCCTCCACAGTTTTGCCGGAGTTTGTATGCTGCTCCATGCCAGTTCGCACATCGCCAAACTAAAATCATGGGGCTGCACCTTGTCCCATATCAAAAACCCTTGTGTCGCGCCAAGGTAGTCGAGGAAGTAGTTACCTCCCCAAATAATTTGATTACGGCTCGCGCGCATCAGTTCGGAAAAGTATTCTGCGTCTGGTGTCTCGTCATCCCAAGACTTTCTAGTATGCTGCTGTCGCACAGGTTTCGAGCTAATCCCAATCCCATAAGGCGGGTCAACACAAGAAAGATCAAATTCTCCATCGTTGATATGTTTCATTACCTCCATGCAATCCGAGTTTATCAGCAAGACGTTTCCGCTTCTGTAATGAACAGGAAACAGCGCTTGCAGCCTGTCTTGAATTAAATCCGACATAATCAATCCTCGTCGATAAGGCCGCGTCAGTCGACTGACTTTATGCTTTAGACGCCTCGATCTCGCCTGCCCATTGCCTTGCGTCTGCTACGTAAAATATTAAATTTTTATTATTTGCTTTGTTATAAGCAAACTGTAGATGCACTATTACAGTGCTTTAACACTTATAATATTTTTTCGGGTCAGCGCTAAATTTAACCCCGCGTTCAATGCCGAACGTTTCGATTAGAATTATTAAATCATTCATTTCTTTTATGCTCATCTTGCTGGTTCTTCTTCCTAAAATAACAAACCCTGTTCCTTGTATGTTTGGAACAACTTTAGACTGAACAAGTCCCGCTGTAAGAAGATCTTTGAATTCCTCATCAGAAAGCTTTATCCCATGCCAATCTGTTTGTTTCGCAATATCGCCTAACAAAACCCACATAAGCGCATTTTGCTCAAGGCTCCTGGTACGCTTCTTAGGCGTCCAAGTCAACTCACCGGCCAGGCCGTCATCCAGTGCTGCGGTAGCTGCATCCCATACTTTTCGGAATGCAGCGCTCGCCATCGCTGGCGCGGTGATTACCTCGCAAACCTGCTCGTGGATGATGGTTTCGTTTCCTAAAATCAATCAAGACCTCAATCTATCGGCCACGCGGGTTGCGTATCCTGCAATATCCACCCATGAATCATCATAGTTAGGATCGCCGCACAAGATTCTGCTGATCTTGTGCGCATTCATTTCCAATGCCTCTTTCATGTCGGCATCCAGCGATTCCCAATTCGGGCCGCTTCGCATTACAGCCTTAAGTGCTTGTGACAATTTTGCGTTGTCCGCGAATGCGCCATACCTTGATCCACGAAGAGCAAGCAGCGGATCGGAGTGTTGTCCTGGGTTAAGTGGATCGTACGTTTCTACCTGGTGTTGTTGTTCGGCGGCGTTCATCTCAGTAAATTTCCCTCACTCTTGGCACTTTTCGTAGGTTGTTAAATCCATCCGTGATCGAGCGCTTTTTATCGCGTCGGTTTATGCCTTTTCGGATCGCCTGGTAATCATAACCTGCCACTTCGCAACACCACCGGAACGACCACGGCTCGTCTTCATCGTGGTTTATCCATGAGGATGCGTCTTCCCATAAATTGTTTTCGGTACTTCCTTTCTTTGCATTACTGAATTTCTCGTAATCGTCGATAGATAGAACAAGCACCTGAACGACCAGGTTCACGTAGTTTTGTAGTTCATCACCTGATGCGGCCATTATGCGGACACCCCCAATGCTTCTTTTGCGAACGCTATCGAGATTGCGGGGTACACGGCTGGCGATTCTAGAATATTCCTTGCCCACGCTTTCGGCTCTTTCCGTTTTGGATCGAGGCCCAACTCCTTCACTCTCATAGCGGCCTCTTCCTTGCTAATTGATTGTTTCCCTGGGGCGGGTAATGCCTCTCGGCTCGGAGGTATCTCTGGCAGTTCACCGTCTTCCAGTAATTCGTCAATCGCTTTCGTCCATCGGTTTTTCATCTTAGCGTACGGATCGTTTCGCACCTCGAACGATCCGACATATTGTGTCGCCCAATACGCAAGCTTGTTTTCCCACTTCCCCGTTGAGACGCTTACCGCCGCGCCAGCAAACAAGTTTTCGTAATCAATAGGCGGCTTGCATGCTTTGATAAATTCGGGAAGGCTTGGAGGCCAATCGTATCTTTTCCTGCAGGCCTTGAGTCCTACCGCAATGTCTTGCGGCGTGATGCGCTCATCCTCGAATGCCTCGGCCCAAGATTCGCGCCAGTTCTGGATACTTGTTGCGCTGGGGAAATTAGCCTTCCAGCGCTGTGGATACATGCCCTCCATGCGGTTGTAGAGGTGATCCATGAGGCTAATTCCAAGTACTGCATGGACTTCAAGCCACACGCCGCGCCTCCCCGTTGATAAATCCATCATTTCCTCCGCCAGTTGATTTCCTGCCCCTGTTTACAAACTCAGTTGGGTCGAACTTTTCCTGTTTCGCAGGTGATGCCCTGGCTGTTTGTCGTCGAACCCAATTCCTCCAAGTTGCAGGCCAATCCTGCTTTTTACCCTTCGCGCCAGGAACTGAAATCCAGTAATCGCGGAATTCGTCAGCAATGTCCCTGACGTTCAAGTCCGGGCGTTTCGTTTTGCAAAATGCAATATCGTCGTCGGATGGTTCCCAATCTGCTGGCAAGCGCGAAGCGATTGCACAGTGTTTTTGATCTTTCTTAGTGACGGTTGTGGTTAAAGTGACGGTTGTAGTTAGTGGTGATTCATGTCCGGCAGATTCTGCCGCTGGGTTTGGAAAAATCTGCCGCTGGGTTTTGGCAGATTCTGCCGCTGGCAGATTCTGCCGCTGGCAGATTTTGCCGCTGGGAACAGCCCCAATATTCAGCTTAAAAAGGTCGGTGGTAAATGATCCATTTACTCTTTTACGAGAAACTCTTGAGATAATTCCCAAACTCTCAAGTGTTGCAAGATGGGTGCGAATTGCGCGTTCGCATAGGCATGTTTTGATAGCCACTGCCTTCTGGCTTGGGTAAGCCTCTCCGGATTCATTGGAGTAGTTAGCAAGCGCCAACAACGTAAGTTTCGCGCCAGGGCTTGGTAGTTCTAGATTAAAAGCCCATGAAAGTGCTTCGATGCTCATTTTTCCACCCTCAAACGTGATTTGTTATCAACGTAAGCCTTGATTTTCTCGATTGCGCGTCGAAGTGTTAAATCGGCTTTTTTTGGTGTAACCCATTTTCCGTTGAACCGAACTGTTCTGACAATCATGTTTGCAAAATCAATGTCATTTCCATCAGGCGTATAGTGATCTGCAATAATCGCGTAAGAATAGCGACTAGGCGGGAAGTGTGTCGCGTCACAAAGCCGTTGGATAGCGAGCATCTGCCCATGTTGGACAACCGCACCTCCAAATTTTCCCTCAACCAAAACAAACAGCTTGTCCCCGAAATCCAGAAATGCGTCTATGTCTGTTGGTGTTATATTACCCCACCGTAGTCCGCTCATATCGGCAACTTGATTCTTTAGTGCTCGATTTTTAATAACCCCACGATCAACCATTGACGAGAACCTTACCTTCAGTCTCGAAGGCTTCTTTGAATGCGGATACATTCTTGCCCATGTAAATGATTGCCTGGCCCTGCAATGGAGCACCAGGATTGCCATCCGGGTCGAGAAACCTGATACGGGCTTTTGGAAAGCAAACAGCGGATGCCGACGATAACATGCGCTGGAACCACTGCGTTTCCGTTGCGTTGTTCACCAGGATGCAAGCCTGATCTATCTCTCCCGATTCGTACTTGATCGAAACAGCCTCCGCAAAGTCGGTGATGAGTGGTTGCGCATAAGGGGGATTCATCCAAACTCGCCCGCGCCACTTCTGCTTCCTGCCATCTTCTTCTGCCGTATAAATCAATTCGGCTTTTACTGTTCGGTTTGCGATATCTGATGTTGCTGGATCGGTGTCAATTCCGCCCATGACTGCGCGCGCCATATCAATATGGCGTTGTGGCGTGTACCATTCGTTGTTGCCTGAATTGTTGGCGACATGAGCGCGTACAACCTCCTTTGCGACTGCCCTCATTTCTTCTACTGGAGCAGATTCTACTATCTCCCTTTCGTCATCAGGAAGGCAGACTACCTGGGCGGAAAGATGCGCAGATATGTCGCCGGACTTCATTGCCGCGAATATCTCTGGCGATTCTTCTTTAACTTTTTCCGCTGTTGCGACCGACCTTGTCGATACGTTTAGCAGGGCGGCGGCTTCGGTTTTCGAAACGAGGGTCTGCAAATTTGCAGACCCTCCATGTTGATTATCGCCAAGTCGCATATTCGCCAACTCAGCGGCAATGGCACTCCGTTGTGTTGCGTCCAGGTGGCGACGCTTAAGGTTCATCGACACAACAAAACCGCGAGGGTCTGATCCCGTATACTCACGGAATACAGGCGTTACGCTAGTTTCCTGGCAGGCGAAGTACCGATGCCTGCCATCCAGCACTTTGCCTTCGTATAACCATATCGGCTCAAGCAAACCGTTGGTTTTTATGTCTGTCTTGAGCGCCGCGAATTCTTCACCAGGCATTCGCGGGAATATGTCGGCCAATTCGTGTATTTGATAGTGTGTCACTTGGATTTCCTGGCCTTCGCTAGGAAGATTTTTGGGAAATCCAGCTTAATACGGGCCGGGATGCCGCGCCTTTTCCAGTTATTAACCCGCTGTGTCCCGATTTCCTTTGGAAAACCAAGCATGCGAGATACCTTTGTTGAACCGCCAAGGCGATCAATCGTTTCTGCGTCTTTTTTAATTTGTTCATTCATGCGTATAATAATAAACGCCGTGTTTGTGAAAGTCAATATTGTTTTTCCAGTGCGGGGTATTGACTTGAATATGAACATCGTGTTTAATGTATCCCATGCCGCAAACAAAATAGCGGCCACAGAACAAGCGCACTACCGGAAATTTCCAGTCTTTTAGGAAACAGCCCACGGGTAGCCAGTCCGACAGGCGACAAAGCGCGAAGATTGCAAGGGTAACGGCTCTCCTTATGAGTCGTGACGATGCCGGAGAGACGGGGAACACCGTAGCAAATTGGGCTGTGTGAATCCCGCCCAGCACCCCGCGAGACGGGAAGATGCGGGTAAAAAAGCACCGCAACGATGGCGAAATATTCGTGACAGCCCGGAGAGACGGGCGCCGACATAAGGAGAATAAAATGAGGATAGAAATTAGAGACAGTTTCTATGGAAAAATTCTGTTCGCGCACGATCAAGAAGAAAACAGCATAAAAGCAACGCTTGAGGCTGGTGTTAAGGTAAGTGCATACCTGGGCGGTGCCGACCTGAGCGGTGCCGACATTAGCAGTGCAGAACTGGTCGGTGCCGATATGGGCGGCGCAGACATGGGCGGTTCCGACTTAGGCGGTTCCAACATGAGATGCTCCAACCTGAGAAGTGCTAACCTTGGTGGTGCTAACCTTTGTGGTGCCAACCTGTACGGTGCCGACCTGAGCACTGCCTACCTGGGAGGTTCAAACATGAGCGGTGCCTACCTAAGCGCTGCAGACCTTGGCGGTGCCCACTTGAGCGGTGCAGACCTGTACGGGGCCGACCTGAGCGGTGCCGACCTAGGCGGAGCCAACTTGAGCGGGGCCTACCTGAGAGGCTCCAACCTTGGCGGCGCTAAACTGAGAGGTGCAGACCTGAGAGGCGCTGACCTGGACGGTGCCACCCTGGACGGCGCAACATACGGAGAAGGCGTTATTATTGGTAATAACCCGCAGTTCATTTTGGGACTAACATGGCCTGTTTATATATTTAAGGATCACATAAAAATAGGATGCAAAATCCACACCAAGCAGGAATGGCTTAATTTCAGTGATGCTGATATTGCAAAGATGGAATCACGAGCACCGGAGTTCTGGGCGAAGTGGAAGAAACACATTCTATGGATGGCTTTCGAAGGAGCAGAACAAACCCAAGGCCGGATAAGTGGGTAAAAACCCGGCAGCAGGTGGATTGGTTATCCTACTCCGACAAGGCCATCTGCAACTACAAGGAGAAGAATGTGAAACCATCAAACAAATTGCGTTCCTGCCCGAACTGCGGGAAAACGATAAAGCGGAGATCCCACGAGAGTTGGCCTAGTTATGCCAAAAAAACCGCGTGCTCGATAAAGTGCGCGGCGCTTATCAGGAATGCAAAGGAGCGCGAACGCAACGAAAATGAGCGCGAACGCAACGCCAAGGAAAGCGACGCAGAGAACGCAGGGCGCGCATTGGAAATGGCGCTTAGAAATTGGAGGTTAGCATGAAATTAAATTTAGAAGATTGGCTGCTTGGCGGCGTTGTTGTGGCGCTGATCTGCTTGGCGCTGTGGATTGTCGCCATAGTAGATAAATATGCGGCAGCAAATGACGCTGCTGCTCGCGCAGTGCATCGCGCAGATGTTGCCGAGCAGGCGCTTGTGGCTTGTCTGAACAAACACCCAATCGTGGGAGACGACAGAACGGTAACGTTTTGCGAACCGATAACCAGCAGTCTGTGAGGCGAAACATGGACGCTCAAGAAGATTATGAGCGCGACGACAGCGCGTTAGCATGGTGGGAACAAGTTGGAAAACAAGGAGAATGGGATGAACAAATCGGAAATAAAAGAACAAACAAAACCGGAAGGTCTGGCGCTACTTCGAGCACCGTTCCCGCCGAATCAGATCAGTCGTCTGCCGAAGCCAACTAAGGCACAGACTGATGAAGTAAGGGCTAATTTCAAGTCGGGAATTAGATGTGAAATTTGCGGTGGGTGGCACCATCCGAAAGTTGTGCACCTTGACTACGTAGGACACGCGGCGCTGACAGACCGTCTGCTAGACGCAGACCCATTCTGGACGTGGGAGCCATTGGCGGTTGGAAATGATGGGTTGCCTGTAATTGATAAAGATGGCGGCCTGTGGATACGACTCACAGTCTGCGGTGTGACGCGTCTTGGATACGGAGACGCACAAGGGAAGACAGGTGGGGACGCGATGAAGGAGCGTATTGGTGATGCGCTTAGGAACGCCGCGATGCGGTTTGGGGCAGCACTGGATTTGTGGCACAAGGGCGATTTACACGTAGCCGCGGATGATGATGACGTGGATGTAGGCGCAAATGCCCATACCAAACGGACTAATCCTGAATACGAGCGAGCCGCGCTTGTAAAAAAACTCAACGCAGCAGCTCGGCGTGGTTCTGTCTCGCTACGGGACGCATGGGAAGCACTGACTCCAGAGCAACGTCGAGAAATGGCAGACATGAAGGATGATCTGAAATCCGCCGCTGCCATGCAAGACGAAGCGATCGCAACGCAAGCATAGGAAGGGGATTTAATCATGAGCATCACTCTGTACGACATAGCAGATAAATACACGCAGGCATTCTACGCGCTTGCCGATTCCGATCTCGACAACGAAACAATTAACGATACGCTTGAAGGGCTAGAAGGAGAGTTGGTAGAGAAGGGGAAAGCTGTCACCGCTTTCTGCCTCAATCTGGACGCCGAAATAGAAGCGGCAAAATCGGCAGAAAAGCGTATTTCCGCCCGCCGCAAAGCAATGGAGAACAAGCTCGACAGGCTTAAGGAATACCTGAAACAGAACATGGCGCGATGTGGTATTAGTGAGATTAAAGCAAACGATGGATCGTTTATTGCGAGGCTGTATATCGGGCGCGATGAGTCTGTTGTGATTGACGACGAATCGGCGATCCCGATGGATTACAAGCGAGAAATTCCGGCCAGTTACGAACCGGAAAAAATGCTCATCAAGAAGGCAATAAAGGAAGGTTTTGCGGTGCCTGGTGTGCATATCGAGAAGAAAGACAGGCTGGAAATAAAATGAGCCACTACACAGGTGCGCAACCAGACGAGGTTTTCGTTGGTAACACGCATACGAAAAATGGAGTTCCGGAATATTTGAGCGGCTTAAAAACGATGCGGATCGGAGATCAGGCGCTTGACATCGAAGGCAAGAAGATAGATCAGGAGTACATGCGCCCTTTGTTCGTAGGACGCGCAGAGGTGGACGAATACAACAGGATCATGACGCGAAGGACGTTTCCAGGACAGTTATGGTAACGCACGACAAAGGTTTTTTAACTTGGAGACGATGATGAGATTTGCAAGATCGCTGGCGGAAGCCACTGTGATGGACATAACACCGGAGGTTGCTAAAGAAATGCTCGAAACCAGCCCAGGAAATAGACGCTTGCGAGGATGGTACGTTGACATGCTCGCAGCCGCGATGAAGCGCGGAGAGTGGCGCGTTACGAGCCAAGGGATCGGTTTCGACGTGCTCGGTCGGCTGCGTGATGCTCACCACAGGCTGAACGCTTGCATTCAATCAGGCGTTTCGTTTCCGTCCGTGGTGGTTTTTGGCATGAGAACAGATGCCTATGAAGTTACCGACACCGGCATGGTGCGCACATACGCCGACCGACTTGACGAAGACCGCGCAGTTGCCGATGTGCTGCGTCTTGGGTGCCAATACGCGCTTGGCACGACAAAACCAACAATAGACCAAATGCGCCCGATTATTGACGCAGGATTCGGAAACGCTGCACGGTCGTTGATAGAGTTTTGTGGATCAAAGCGGAAATACTACGCGACGGCACCAATGAAACTAGCGGCATGCATCACTATCATGAACGGCGGAAATGCTGACTTTGTTCTGCATCAATACCGCGCGATGTGTTCTCTTGATTTTGACGCGATGGCAAAATCCGCGCAGGCGCTGGTTAGGCAGGTTGATAGCGGTAAAACGCGCGCTAACGACACCCGCGAAGTGCTGGCAAGAGGGTTCCGGGTTTTTGACAAAGATCGGCACGGTATCAGCAAGATTCAGATTAGCGATGCCGATATAGATTCGGCGGTTGAACTGGTGCGATCGGTGTTGCGCAACTCTGTCAGCGAAGAACCGAAGGCGCAAAAGTAGGCACTCGCATGATGGCGGCAAGCAGGCACGTGTATGAACTGATGGAGTTTTGACGGAGGAAATATGCACTTAGCAAATTGCAATGAACATCCAAATGCAAACGACAGATCATTACCGTGCTGGGCAATTAGGAACGCCGACGGTAGGCGCGTGACACCAGATGAATTGATGGATGAAATAAATCGGCTACGTATGCTTTGCACATGGACACCAGTAACCGACAGATTGCCTGAAAGCGGAAAGCCTGTTCTGGTTGCATGTGGTAAGAAAGTGCTGCGTGCCGCTTACGCAGCAAAGCATGCGCTTGACGAGGAAAATTTTGGATGGTGGAACGATGGAGAGTGCATCGACTACGACGAAACAACCGGCAAGACGTACTGGCATGAAGGCTGGTATGAGTGGAATGAGTACGAAGAATACCATTGGGCGCTTGATACTGCTCCCACTCACTGGATGCCGTTACCGGATGTTCCTAATGAAAATTGAAGATAAAACAGAGTTTGCCGGAACACCGAATAGGAGGACCGAATGCACATTGAAGAAGACATGGACTGGTATAAATTGGTAGACGAAACGCTAGAAATAATTAGTATGCCGTTTCCGCAAACTACCCAAGATAGATGCCCACACTGTGGCTTTATGTTTCGCCGTCTGATAATGGTGATGCGTAGCGACTTGGTATTATTCGAGAAAATTATGCAATCTGCGTACTCTGTGATGACGATGCACGGAATCACGGCGAATCTACCGGCAGACATTCGTACTGAGCTACTGATCGCGTTAGCAAAGAATCAAAGCGCATGAGTGAAATCCCAGCATCAAATGATAGGAGAACGAAATGGCGTTTGACAGCACACCAGAAGACAAAGAACCTAGTTTCCTGTGTGACTGTGGTGGAAACATTAAAAAGCGCAACGGGAAGTGGGAGTGCGATTCCTTGGACTGTGATTCCTGCGACTTGAGGTGGAATTGTGATGACATCGGGCAATGGCCTGGTGCGAAGATATAAACAACAAGGAGAACGAAATGGAATGGAGAAAAGACAAAGCACCGAATTCAATTGGTGAAGTATTGTTTCTTGGGCCTTGGAACGTTGGAGGTGTTCATTATGACATTATATGTTCTAAGGACGACGTAATGAAATATACCGCTACGTGCAAATTGCCTGGTGTCAAATGGCCTGGGAAATTTCAGACGGTAAAGGAAGCAAAAGCGGCGGTTGAATATTCCGTCAAGCATTGGCTTAGTCAACTACAGAAACAAGAGGAAAAGCCAAGAGTAATCGAATATGAACGTATGATAGAGAGAAATGGAGAAGTGTTCGTGGTTGCGAAGGAACTCGAGGATAGCAAACTTAATATAGGCAGAGGATTGCTCGGTATAGGAAAAGAACTGCTTGATCTAGTCATAGAATTACTTAATGTTGGAAACAAACATCTTCGGCAAGAGACGCGAATTATTCCACAAGATACGGTAAAAGAGCTGCTCGGAGCACGTAAATATGTCAAACATGTACATGACGAAGCGGAATATATGCACGACAACGGTGGAGAAGGTTATATGGAGGTGATTCAAGACACCGAAGCTCTGATTGAGCGCATAGACAATGCAATAAGGGGCCATTGTTCACAGCCATAAAGTACGGTGTTTCTTGAAGCAAACAGCGCAGCGATGATACGCTGAAATTTAGAATTGAAGCCGCCCGTTTGATCATCAAGAACAAACGTGCAGCACAGCCAATTCCAATACAGGATATTAAAGGCCGCAATTCAGATTCTATGGCGACAATCTTCTTGCTATCTGATCCTGTTGCTGACGTAGCGCATTGATCCTTTCCTTCTTCTCGTCTGCATCCATGATGTCGCTGCGCTCGATAAACTTAATGCGGTTGTTTAGCATCGTTTCCTGGCGCTTTATCGCCTCTACTCGCCTGTACTTGGATAGCTCATCCTGATGTTCGTCGCGGTATGCCGCCGCCTCTTCTTGCTTACCTTCCTTCATGAGTTCGTGCCAAGTTGCATAAGCCTGCTCGATCTCGCGCGCCTGATCGTACATCATTGTCACATATCGGCTTGGCGCGCCGTCCAACTCGGAAACCATGCTGCCGGTAATTGTTTTCCAATAGTCCAGCGCGGGCCGTGTAGGCTCGTTGCTGGCGGATCGAACCGCAATATCTGCCGTGCCAACGGCGAATGCGCCCAGCCAGCCAAAGTACGATCTGATTAAATGATCTACTTGGACTGGCGACAAGAAATGATCTCCGGTAATGGTATTCCCGGCGGTGCTGATACCGCGCCCGATCATGCTGGTATTTTGGTTAAAGCGATAGTCTGGGGCTAGGCGTTCCATGCCCATCGTTTCAATCGGCCTTTCGGTGAAGCTATCATGGTTTGCGTATACATCAATTATAGGTTTGAATAGCTGCGGAACAGGGTTCATTGAAAGCTGATTATCGATGTTATTCAACACCACCCCAGAGAACCTTTTGAACGTCATTTCATCATCAAACGCAAGCTCTGCTGTTCTTTCTGCCAGGTTGCTGATTGCGCCAATCTCGAACGGTTTAGGAATCCTGAATGCCTCGTCTCCGATTTTGAACCACCAGTAATTATCCCGATCCCAATCCTCGCGTTTCTTCCAGTCGTCGTCATCGCCGTATGCGGCAAGCAGCGCCAGCGATGCCAACGCCACGCCACCTATCACGATGGCGAACCGCGCCGGGTCTTCTTTCGCCGCTCGGCCAAGTTTGTAAAGTCCCTGCAAACGCGCGTTCATGAATGGGACAATCTGCGTGAGGAAGCGGATCGTTTTCCAAGTCCCACGCATGGAGAAATCCATCAGGTCGCGCGCCATAAGCGATGCGGTTGCATGGTCTACGCCTTTCCTGATTAGCGAGTCGTATAGCGCCATGCGGTTGATTTCCTCGCCTCGATTTCCGAGTTCTTCATATGCAGAAATCAATGGTTCTGCGTACTTGTCGTAGAATGCACGCACTTTGCTCTCGTTATCCAGAATGTGCTGATCGCTCGCGCCATTCTTGATGAGTTGACGCACGCGGCTTGCCTCGTTTCCTTCCAGCATTGTGCCGAATCGAATCAAGCCTCCGCCAGCCAGTGCCGAGACATACTCCTGCGCCGCGCGGTCAGTCAGTTTGTATCCTTTCATCACGTTACTAAGCGGGTTATAACCCATGTCAGCGGTTGCAATCGACTGAATGGAGTCGCGGATCAGGTTGCGCACCTTGAAGAATGGCGATGCCGTGACGCCTACCGTCAGCCAGTGCTTCATGGTGGACATGGCGTCCATTGCCGGGCCTCGCAGTCCGGCATACTCCAGGCCGTTGATTGCGTCCAGCAGGTAGGGGTCGTCAACCTTGTATTCGACTTTTTTTCCTCCACTCATGTGCCATACTGTTTTCTTATCTCCGGGTAATGCAAGTCTTGCAGCTCCGACTTTAACAGCAGCTTGCAGAGTAGCGGTTGCCGCGCGATTCTTGGCGCTGGCATCTATCAGGTGCGCCCAATTCATCAGGGTATTGGCGAGTAAATCGTTCAACTTCTCGTCGCCGCCCTTGAGTTTCTTGAATGCTTCTTGGCGCACGACTCCTTGCTTGATATTCATTCCGCGAATGCCGCCGTCATTTTCGTCTACCGTGCGGTAGAACGGAACGTAGAACTCATGCTCCCACAGGTGGCGACTTTCTGGATCAATAAGCCCTGACTGTTCTGCCATGTCCAGCACGTTCTTGTTGAACTCATTGAACTTCCTGAGCGAGTCGCGGTAAATCAATATCCGTTTGCGTGTGACGTTACCGTTCGGCATGGTGTAGTCAAAATCGGTATCGCCATTTGCAAGCGATTTGAACGCGTTAATATCGTCAAGCGTGAACAGGTTTTCCCTATCTTCTTTCGCCAGTCTCTCGGCGCGGTTGCCTGCTACCCAGCGCAAGAAGTCGGTGGATTCCTTCCCAAGCGGGTAAAACACCTTCTCCAGCGCGCCTCCGCTGGTATCTGCATCATAAGCGCCATCGCGCAACAATAGCTTTCCGTGGCGCATGAACGCCTCGAATGCTCCTGACGCGCCGCTGGACAGACGCATCAGTGTATAAGCATGCGATGACAGATCGCGCACGGGTCTGAACTGGTCGAATACGCCCTGGGCGAGCTTCTTACCAGCGTCCTGCCAGAGCGACTTGACGGTTTCCTGGATGGTTTTCTTGGTGACGACAGAGCCGGTGCGCTCCATCGCAGCAAGTTGCTCTGGGGTGTAGGCGCGACCAGATGCTCCAATGATGGAAGATTTGCTAAACCGTGTATTTATGTCTGCATTGTTCTGTGCATTTTGAAGCGCCGTAGGCGCGTTGCGAGTGGCCTGGGTAGCCATATAAACAATATCCGATTCATTCAGCCTGTTTGCCCACTGAACCCATTGCAATTTCTGGATTCCTTTGAGTTTATCTCCAAGCTTGCGAAGGGCGTCGCGGAACCATGCGATGACTCTCTGAGAAAATGTCAGGTCTGGATTGGCTTCAAGAAAATACCCCAGGCTTTCTTCGTCAACTAAATGCGCTGGCGTTCCTTCCGGGACTCGCGCTTGCGCTTCTATAACCTTCTCGTTTCCGGCCTTGCCCATCATCTTGAACTGGCGCAGTATCTTCTTGAATTCTGCATCAGAGCGTCCGAGCATCAGAGCGTGATCGCCAAGCTCGTGCAGCAACAAACCCTTCACACTATCGCCTGTCTGGCTAATGTTGTCGTGAACGAAGAATGTTTCTCCGTTTCTGACAAATGCCAGGATTCTTCCGTCTTTGGAGTAGCGAATATCTGGGTTGGTTTGGTTGAAGGTATCTGTTTGCGATGCCTTGCTGAAATTCTTCCCTTCCCCAAGATACTTCCCAATATCCTCGCTCCCGATAATGTGGAACTTTCTAGTTGCAATCAGCGCGTCCGCAAAGTTCTTAGTCCCTTGGAATGCCGAATTGATTGCCTCTCGAAGCGTGGATTCGGTGTGCGGATTGCGGGTGAGTGTTGCTGATCGGCTGTACTTGGTAGACTCGTCCAGCGCATCGCCAAACCCAAGTTCTCGCAGTTTCGCCTTCTGCTGCTCAATACCTGAAACCACAGCGACTTTCTGTTCAACAGGAACTTCTGGCCCTTTCGCCATAAGCGCACGCTGGACTTTCTTGTAATCCTCTCGTGCTCTCTCCAAGTCTGCGGCTTGCGGGAATGGCTGCTTGGCAAGTTCGCGCATCGAGGCGGAATCCTTTTTCGATTTCTCGATGCTGGCAAGCGTATCATCCAGCATGGCAGGCAGCCGGTCAATGTAGTTCTTTAGGCGCTGCACCATACCAGACGGGGAGAACTGATCGGTCGCTCCCCACATGCCGCCCATGCCGGTAGGTGTGCGCATGATGACGTTACCGGCAACGTACTCAAGCTCGAATGCAAGGCCACGATATTGAATTGAAGCCTTGTCGATCATGTGGCTGCGCACGTTTTCGAATACGGAAGCCAGCGCCTTGTTGGCCGAATCCTTGTCGGTCAGCGCCTTTCCTCCCTGAACGCTGATTGGCGAGAATCCATCCTTATCTACAGGGTGCTTGGCAATGGTTTCCAGATTCTTCCTGATCTCTCGCACGAATGCCGGCCCAGATGTATCTGCGTACTCCTGCGCACTACGGGCCTTGCGCGTCATGGCCAGCACTTCGTCGGCGTACGCTGCCTGCAAATTCTCCAGGCGTCGAACGTCAGTGCGCAGCTTGGTTTCCTCAAGGATCAGAGGGTCTCCGGATGCGGCGGCCTTCATGTCGGCGGCATTCGCTGCTTCGCCCTCTATGTCGTCGATTTCGTTGAGCGTTCCGTCGTAGTTGCGTAACTGTTCGATCCCACGCGCCTTGTGCTCAAGAATCTGCCAGCGCCGGGTGTCGTAGGTTTGCGCGGTGGCGTAGCGCCCGATGAAAACCTCGAAGTTTTCCGGATCGCGTTCATACAGTTTGTTACCGCGGCGGATGATTCGCCCTTCGCGCTGCTCAAGATCAGAAGGACGCCACGGCGCATCAATGTGATGCAGGCCAACCAAGCGCTCTTGCACGTTGGTTCCGGCTCCCATCTTTGGCGTAGAACCCAGCAAGAAGCGCACACTTCCATGATTCACGGCTTTGAACAGCTTGTCTTTGGCCGTGGGGGTGTTGTAGTCATGTATGAAAGCGATCTCATTCTCCGGAACGCCCTTATCCATCAGCTTGGATTTAATGTCGTCGTACACCGAGAAATTGGCCGCGCCAGAAATTCCAGCCACATCATCCCGTGTGAAGAATAGGGACGGATCATCAACATCTATGTCGTTTTCGTTGTTGTACTCGTCGATTTCGCTTTGCTCGATTTCGCCGGTTGATTCGCGTGCATTGATCCACTTCTGCCGCTTGGCCTCGTCGCCAAGTAATCCACTAGTAGCGTCGATGGCGTCCTGCTTGCTGCGGAAATCGGATTTCAGGCCCTGGCCGGAGGCGGCGTCATACACGTCGAATCGCTTTGATTCCTTATCGCCGCGCTGCACTACGAAGAACGGCAAATCCTCGTAACCAGGAATGGCGTGCATGGTGCCGCGCTTCATCTCGATTCCGCCCGCATCGTCGCGAACGTATAGGCGGCGCGATTTGTTGGAGTAGCTGGAACGGGCAGACAGCGGAATAGACAGATCGCAGAACACCAGTTGCGTGCCTTTGTCCGCATCCCACTGCTTGTAAATGCGCATCATGTTGTCCACGGCCAGATTGATCTTGGAGCCTGGAAAGTCGGGCGCTTTCGGATCAATCAGGCGATAATCCAGCCCTGCCTTATTGGCTTCGCCTGTCAGCGATAGCGCATTTACCTTGCCCTTAGTTTCCTTGGTAAGCTGGCGTAGGCGTCCAAACCTACCAAGTATGGAGTCAGGATCGACCGATACCGATGGCGTCAGCGCACTCTCAACAACCTTGAGACGGGCATCTTCGGCGGTATCGTACAGTCCCAGATACTTATCGCCAACTCTGGCAGTCCATTTGCCTGATTTCTCGTCCTGCTTGATTTGAATATCGTCGTCAAGATTTGCGTTGAACAGGATGTTTCCGGACTCGTCTGTCTGCGCCTTTGGCATGCCCATCAGAGCAGCCACGTATGGCGAGCGTTCGGCAACCACCAGAACTGGCCGACCGCCTACCATCTTTGGCACCGGGAACCGATTTCCTTGTGCTTCTTCTTGCGCTTTCAGGTCGTCTAGGGTGACGGTATCGGCAAACGTGTTATAGAGGCTCATTAACGCCGGAAGATTGGTGAACTTGGAAAAGCGGGTCGATTGCCGGTAGCCCGATCCGGATGGTGCAACCTCGTATACGTTTTCCACGCTGCCGAACTGCCTAGCCCATGCGTCGAACACGTTCAGCCCCAGACGTTTCAAAGTCGGGTACTGCATGTACCGCTGCATGTTGAACATCTCCACCAGCGAGTTTGAAATCGGCGTACCTGTTGCTGATATGAACGGAGTCTTGTCGCCGAAGGTATCGAACATCCAGCGGGTTTTTACGAATAGATCGAATGCTTTTGCAGAACCAGCAGGATTGCCCATGCCGGGGTTGCGATCCATCGTCGTGTTGTAAGCCAGGTTCTTGAACTCGTGCATTTCGTCGATGAACATGGCGTCAACACCCAATTCGTCGAACGTAACCATCTTGCTGCGCTTACCCAATGCGGACAGTTTGTCCTTCATCTTGGCATCCAGATTCTTGCGGATACGCTCCATGTCGGCGGTGATTCGCTTGTCGCCGCGTGCTCGCTTCATGTCCTCGATGGCATCAGCCAATTCGTCAACCTGTTCTTGCAGGACGGCAATCTCGGTTTTCTCTGGCAGGCCGATTTTCTTCAGTGAAGAATGTCCGACCACCACAGCATCCCAGTCTCCTGTAGTTATCTTTGCAAACAGGCGCTCCCGGTTGTCCTTACTGAAATCCTCTGGTGCGGCAGCCAGAATGTTAGAGCCTGGGTAAAGGCGGGTGAAATCACTGCGCCATTGCAGAGTTAGGTGGTTTGGCACCACTATCAACGGCTTGCGTGCGATGCCAAGGCGGCGCATCTCCATTGCCAGCGTTACCATCTCGAATGTCTTTCCAGCCCCAACGACATGATCGTATAGCACCTGATAGGTCTGCAAGCCACGCCAAACTCCGTTCTTCTGGTGCGCCAGCAGTGAGTAGGACGGATTCATCCCCGGGAAACTCATGTGCGAGCCGTCATATTTACGCTCGACAATCCGGTTCATTTTGTCGTTGTAGATTGAGGCGATGCGATCAGCACGCTCTGGGTCTTGCCATAGCCATTTCTGCCACTCTGCCTTGATGGCGTTCTGTTTTTCGCGGGCGGCTTCGGTTTTATCCTCAAGCAGGATCGTTGTGGTGGAACCGTCGTGATTGCGCAGCGTCTTTTTCACAACAGCGCCACGGCCCATCATTGTTAGTTGGAACAGTTCTTGAGCAGACATGTCTGACGTTCCGAAGCGCCCACTATTCAGGGCCGGATCGTTGCCATTGTCGAAAGCCATCAGCCACTGTCCTGTTGACTTGATGTAGCTTGCGGTCGCGCTACCACCCGAGATGTGCTTGGCGAATTGCTCATAAACATCTGCAGGAACGAATTCGGCACCGATGCTCACGGAAATCTCGCTAGGCGTCTTGTCCTTCGGGACGATCTTTTCAAGCGCCTCCACGTTTCTGCGGTACTTGTCATTTCCCTGCGCGGCATACTTTGCCTCATCCAGCTTGGTTTTTACATCGCCAGAAAGGTACTCGTCGGCGGTCACGATGCCATTTTGCGGATCGTCGAACACAACGTCGCCAAGTTCCTTGACGATCTCATCCATTGGTTTGCCATAGACTTCGGCCATGTAGTCAGGATCAACCTTGCCGCGGTAATTCAGTGATGCCAGCAGCGCATCCTTGGCCGTGGTTACGGTCATGTGATCCTGCGGAGGGAAGGCGACACGGCGCTTAAAAATGTCGGCCTTGGTAGCGCTGGCTTCACGTTGCTCAATTCCTTCCTTCTCGGCGGTCGCCTTGCCAATCCCCTTGTCGTAGTCAAATTCCAGCGCCTGAATAAGATGGGATTCTGGGTCATCAAGGAAGATGCTTCGGTTGGTGGTGCTGTTAAGATGCTTGTACTTCTTGAGGAAGTCGTCATAAAGCCGGTTTAGTTCGGCACGGTTGGCTTCGATGTCCTGCTCGGTTGCGTCAACGGATCGCTCCAGGCGCATCTGCTTACGCAACGCGTCACGAATGGCGATCATGCCCTTCATGCGCCCGATCTGCGACTCATAGCGTGGTTCCCATGCAACAGCGGTTTTGTTGCCCATCAGGTCATTGCCACGTTGCATTACCTTATCATCTGCATCGACGTAGTACGATCCCACCTTGATTCCATCTGGCACGGCCATATCCACCACGGCGGCATCGCTTGCACGGTCTATGTTGTCGAACATGTTTTCCGGAAGCGACTTTGCCCACTTAGCCAATTCGTTCTTGAGATCACCGTCTTGTTCAACGGTGTATTCATTTGCAGAATACATGGAGCCGCCCGCCGATGGCTTGCCAAGCACGTACTGCTGGTTTGCTACGAAGAACTGATTGACGTTGTGGGTTACGTGTTCCCCTGTCTTGGGGTTGATGTTGATCTGCTCAACTACGTCCTGCCACGGGGCGATAGAATCCGGAAATCCGTTGTTGTCGTGTTTCTGGAATATCAGGATGTCGGTCACAACCTCGGTGCCAGCATTATCCTTGAATGCTGTGTTTGGTAGGCGCACTCCGCCGATCAATCCAGCGCGTTCTCCGATCCACTTGCGCACGCGGGTGTCCTGTGCATCAAGGAAATTATGAGAGACGACAACGGCCATGATTCCGCCTGGCCGTAACTTATCAATGGATTTGGCTAGGAAATAGTTGTGAATGCTGAACCCTGAATACGGGCTGCGCTCCTTATCAACCAACGGATACGATCCGAACGGAGGGTTGCCGATCACCACGTCGAAGTATTCGGATGGTATCTCGAAGTCCTGGAAGCCTGTAGCCTCGGCGATTTTGGCTTTCGGATACAACGCAGACACCAGGCGGCTGGTCAGCGAGTCGAGTTCCACGCCGTAAAGCTGCGAGGCGTTGCGCATCTCTCGCGGCATCAGGCCGAAGAAGTTGCCCACACCAACAGACGGTTCGAGCACGCGGCCAGACTTGAATCCCAAGCGGGCCAGCGCATCGTACATGCCTTTCACGACTTCCGGGCTGGTGTAGTGCGCATCCAGGGTGGAGGCGCGGGCAGCACGGAATTCCTCGTCGGTCAGCAATTCCTTGAGTTCATTATGCTGCTTGGCCCATGCCTTGTTGTTGGGGTCGAACGCGCCTTTCATGGCACCCCATCCAACGTACTTTGACAGCGCCTTGCGCTCTTCTGGTGTTGCGTCTCGCCCCTCGGTTTCGAGTGTCTTGAGAATCTTGATGGCCGCTACGTTGTCGCGGAACTTCTTGCCAAGTCCGCCTTTGCCGATCTCGTCGGCGTCAATTACGTGGTCTGTTCCTTCTTCGGTAGGGGCATCGTGTCGATTGACGCCGCTGGCGGGTTCTGACTCAGGCCGTACACCTCTGCCTTCTCCCAACTCGATAGATGGTTCAGTCCTGGCTCCAGTTTCACCTTGATTTCCTCGCGTTCCTGCGCCTTGAGTGCCTCCAGATACTCCCCGGTTGTGATCAAGTCCTTGACTGTGCTCGGCCAGCCCAGCGCCCAACGGTTGGCGATCTCGATGGCCGTTGGCGACATATGACTGATCTTCGTCCGAAGCTCTTTGGGATACTGGCTTGGTTTGTACAGAGTTTGCATTTTGCGATTCCTTGTTTGCTGATTGATCTGACTTGGTGTCTTTATACGGTTCTTCTGCTGACTTCCCGGGTTCTTGCGCTGTATTTACGTTTTCTGATTCGGGTGTTGATGGTTCGGTATGGGTGTTGTTGTTTTCCGTTTCCGGGATGGATGGTTGTCCGGCATGGCCTTCTTTCTTATCCTGCTTGGATGCTATCAGCGCCTTGGCTACGCTAACCGCTTCGCTCTCTGTCTTGAACGTTCCGATTTCTTTTGTGGGTAAAGCGTTTCCGCCAAATGGAGAATTGAAATACCCGCCAGTCGTAACGGTGAAACCTCCCTTCCACGGCCTGACTGTTACGCTGTCGTATGCATCGCCGTCAACATTCCCTTTCCATCGCCAAGAATCTCCAGACCGAACCATCCCGATCTTCTCAAATTCTGACTGATTTGCTGTTGCGCGCTTGTTCGCCGCGTCACGTTCAGCCTTGATCTTTGCAATCTCGGCTTCGTGTTCCGCTTGTGCGGCAGCGTTTATTTCTTCGTTGGTTTGTCCTGCAAGGCCAAACGCTTTGCCGCCCGTTTCTTGAGCGCCAGCAGTGCCGTTATCCGCAATTCCTCCGGCGTCATTTTCTCTAGTCTCTTGCGCTGTTCTTTGCTGATCATTTCCATATTCCTTATTTTCTGCGGGTTCAGCGAAAGGTTTATCTGCTTCTTCTGCCATCTTGGCCGCATCGCGTGACTTGTATGGCGTTTCTGGCTTTGGAGTGTTGATAGGTGCCTGCTCACCAGCCGATTGGCTTGCAGTCTTAATGACCGCATCGGGTGCGCCCTGTTGCTGCGGCGTAGGCGTGATGGGTTCAGTATGATTGATGACTGGTTGGTTTTCTTGCTTGATTGCTGTTTGCGGGTGCTGGACAGGCGCGATAGTGTTTTGCGCACTGGTTTGATTCGCTACTGGATTTGCTGCGTTGTCAGCGGTAATGCCAGAAGACTCAGCCGTTCCGCTTCCGGCCACACTTCTTCCGGTAGTTCCACCCACCCCGTTTCCATCGACTGCTGGCTGTACCATAGCATCAGGTAAGCCTTGCTGACTGATATTGCCTGCGCTCCCACCGCTATCCGTAGCCAACGTGGGAGTTTGTTGTCCTGTCGCGCCATTGTCTTCATCCTGTGGTAATACTGGACGCGGCAGCGCTGGTTGCGTAAGCGTTCCTTGCTGGCTTAATTGTTTATTTGACGCAACTGTCCATGGCGCGCTCAATGCGCCGCTTGCCATTGCCGCGCGCGTCATTACACCCATCGTATTCTGTGGCTGTTCTGGTTGCGCCGGTATGTTTTCTCCCACCGTTGCCTGGTTGAGGCTGGGGATGTTCTTATACTGGTACGGTTCTGTCTGTATTGGCGCGGTTGAAGTCGTTGCTTCTGGCGTAGCCGTTGACGATTCTATCGAAGGAGTTGCTTCTGGCGAAACAGTTGATGCCACTGTAGTAGCAGTTGCTTCAGGCGTAACTTCCGCCGCTTCTGGCGTATTTACCGGCGGAGTATTTTCCGGCATTGTTGCTGGCGTAACTACAGGAGTAGCAGTCAGTACCGGTCCGGGCTGATTTCCATCAGGTGTGTTTACGGGCTGTGAGATTCCTGTATCTGCGCCTGGCTGCCCAGGCTGCACGACATGGTTAGCATTCCGAGCTGTTAGTCCATGTACGCTGCCGCCAAGTAAGGCCAGCAACGCGCCAGAAAGCCCGCCCTCCACTGACGAGTTAAGCACGCCATCGCCTATCGACTGCGTAGGATCGGCATAGTTACGCATGGCTAGATTTTGGACAAGCTGCTCTTCGCCAGACTGCCCGAACTCCTGCGCTGCTTCTGGAATAATTCCGCCGAGGATTTCCTTGATGACACTCTTGCGCGCTTTTCGCGCCATCTGTCCCAGGATTCCGCCGCCCGTAGCGGCAGAGATTCCGCCTGTAAGCGGTATGGTACGGGCGATGATCTCCTTCTCTGCGCTATCCTTAACCTTCTCAAGCGCCTGCTGGCGGCGTTCCTGCTCTGGAAGTGTCGGGTCTGTAGCCGCATAGGCACTCTGGTAGAAGGGTGACGCCTGCAACTTGTCCTGCGGTAACTGATCGATTTCCTGCGCCGTCTGCGCGGCATTTTGCAAACCGGAAAACACGCCTTCCGATGCGGCCATGCCGATGGATGACGGCGCATGTTCACCTATCCACTTGGCGCGATCTGCGTTCACGCCAAGATTTCCAAGCCCTTTCTCGATAGCCTCTCCAGCGCCTACTCCCTCCAGCGCTCTTGTTGCCTTCGTGCCAGGTACTGCCATCACCAAATTGCTCGGAATGGATTGCAGTGTGCTAAGTACAGTCGATGCGATCGGAGTCGGGCCGAACGACAAGTCGTCTTTGATTACCGGAGCCGTTAGCGAAAACTTACCTCCTGGCGTCAGCGTATTGTTCCAGTAATCCGAGGCGTTGTCTCCAAGGCTGCGTATCCCCTTCCCAATCTCCTCACCCTCCGGAACGCCGAGCAGTTGAGAACCCTGTTTGATGCCCTCTCCAATACCCGATGCTGCTGCCCCTACGCCTGACGCTAGTGTCTTTGCGTAATCTAGCAATGTCGGAGACTTGAGTGGCACGGAACGCGCCAGCATCGCTTTCAAATCGTCTTGTGCTGGTGGTGCTGTCAGGGTTTGATCCATGTCATATACCTCAATTCAAAAGAGTGGCTTCGCCGTTCACGACTTTCATTGCCTTTCCGGTTACAGGATCAATCCGAATGCCGTCTTTAATCGGTTGTTGTTGATCCTGTGACGGAGGCGGTGTTAGCCAACGTCCGGAATCAGTGTCATAGAGATAATCAACAGGAACTGGATTTCCTGCCTGATCCCTAGTGACTGTACGGACGCGCTCATAATTGCGCCTGGTAGGGCTTTTTCCGGTGTATAGCATAATTTCCCTTGCAATCTTGCTTTGGCGATCCGGATCAGCATTCAGATATTCTTTTTGCAGATCGTCGATACGCTGCTTCTGCGCCAAGTCAATATTTGCGGATTGTCCTTGCGTGTTAAGGAGATTCATTTCTGCATTTGCCTTTGTGTTCGCATTGGCTTGCTGCGTGTTCGCATTGGCTTGCTGCTCGGATGCGAGTTGATTCTTGAACATCCTGTTCGCGGTGTTGTTCGCGGCAATCTGGTTTGCGGCATTACCAGCCTGGTTAACAAATCCAGCCATTGCGCTCATTATACCGCCTGATGTATTCAATGATGGCATAGTTGGAGAGGAGAGTTGCGGAGTAGATGGATTTGCAACAATCCTCTGATGAGACATCTGCGGCTGAGGCTGCGCGGAAATCATGGTTGTCTTGCCGGTACTGTTATTTGTGATCCAGCCTGTACCGGGAGCAGGAATGTCGCTCTCGTCGAACGATGTTTGTTGATTATCGGGAGAAACATAAACAGGCGCGGACTGTGATGTTCTTGTCGGCGGTGTAAGTTGTGCCTGATTCGTGGAATGTACACGATTCGATGAATGTTCAGCGATCACTTGTTCAGGTGTCTTTCCGCCGAGGTTTACCTGTACGCCAGAATTAGGTAGCTGGCCGAGCTTGTCCAATCCCCATTTGTAGACGGATTCCGGTATCAAGTCTGCCGCTGTCATACCAACCGCAACCGGGCGCGCAAACTGCGCTACTCCTGGGATGAACGATCCGGCCCCAACGGCGGTACGAATTACGTTATCGGCTGTCGATGCCGGTTCGTATCTTCGATCTGGCGTTACCATTCCGGTGTTTGCGGCCAGTCCGTATCCTCCCCTGGCGAGTTGATCTAACCCGGCCATTTTACCGGCCCATCCTTGCAAGGTATTATTTGCCATATCAGCCGCGCGTGATACCATCGGAGCCTTTGGTGCTGCGCTTGCCGTTGCTTCATTTTCTATTGTCGCAGAACCTGGTGCGGGCGCATCCGACGATCCTGATGCTGCCGCAGAACCTGGCGCAGATGCTGGCGCTGCCCCATCAACAGGCATCGAATCTATGGCCGCCATTTTGGTTGCAGTGTCATTTGCGATTTTTTGTTTGGCACGATCAAGGCTGTACTTAAAGTAATTATCATCTTGATTCATGTTTGGAGGCGTCAAAGTAGCCATTCTAATCACTCCGATTTGGTTTGTACTGCCAGGGCGTTGATGCTATTCAGCGCCGCCGTAATCATGCTGGAGTAGACATTAACACCAGCGGTTGCAGCGCCTAAATTCAAGTCTGCCTGCTTGGATGCTTTCTCCAATTCTAGTTTCGCTTTTCCAAGATTGTTCTGCAAAGACAACGAATTTCCATCTATGTTTACGCGCTCACTAGATACAGCGAGATCGCCAATGGCCTGCTGCGATCTGACGCGCGATTCATAAGCCTGTATGTCTGCACCATAAACGCGCTCTTTTAGTCCCTCCACCTGCAATATGGTTTCTAGCGTTGTCCTATATTGTGTGATCTGCGAGTTGTACTTGTCCAATTCCGCCCTTGCCTTCTCGATCTCTGATTTTAGCACCAGCGATTCGACTTCTGTCTTGGCCTTGGCGGCCTCCACGGTTCCGGTATAAGCTCGTACTTGAGCGTCGAATATCTGCGCCTTGCCAAGCTCGCCACGCACCTTCGCCTCGAAGGCGTTGAACTCCGCGCTCTTGGCTTGCACTTGTGATACATAGGCTTCGACTTGGGCGCGGAATGCGTCTAGATTAAGTTTTTCTACGTTTGCCTTGACGTTCGCCGCCTCGACTTGTGTTCTGTACAGATTGACAAGTGTTTCGTGCGCCTCAATTCCTGCCTTGTACTGGTTGATGCGCGTCATGTTCACATCGGCGCGAATCTTCTCAACATCTGCCGTATTGCGGTACTGCTCCAACAGCAAGCTATTGGCGCGTAACTTCGACTCGAACACCTGGGCTTCTGTCTTGTACCCGTCCAGCATCGCGTTATACGCCGTCACCCGTGCGTTATATGACGCGATGGCAGCGTCAATCAGATACTTGCTGGCATTCAGCAAACGCTCCATCATGGAGCCGTGGTACTGGATCAGAACGCCCTCAAGCTGACTCCCCTGCTGAATGGTGAACTGGCGATTCTGTACGTACAAGTCGGCGCGTTTCAGCGCAACCTCTCGGTTGAATGTAGAAGATGCGTCTTGGAGCGCCTGACGTGATTTCTCCAGCGCACCGAAGAATGTCCCTGGAGGAACGCTGAATCGACGCGCTGAAAACTCTCGCTCTATCTCGTCTATAGACTGATTGGCATTAGCCATTTCACGATCACGTGCGCGATCCCACAGCTTCAATTCGTCGTTTGTTTCGATTCCATACCCGCCATTTGTCAAATCTGCCTGCAATTTAAGCCGCAACAGATTCAGCAATTCGGATGAGTAATCCTGCTCGTTGAAGCTAAATACTTCGCTTGGCGGTGTCAGCGTTGCGCCGGATGGAGCGACTGCCGTGAAGTCGATAGTAGGAAGATTAGGTTGTGACGGGATATGGATGTCATCCAGTGCCGGAACGTTGCCAAAACTGGCTAGGTTGATGTCAGGGCCGTTGCCGATTGTCGGTGCGGTAAAGTTTGGCGCAGCGCCGAAACCCTTGTCAGGGAACACCAAAGACGGCGCGTTACCGACATCCAGCGACGGCGCGCTACCTGCGAACGGTGAGATTGATACCTTGTCTGGAGCCGTGAAGTCAGAAATGCCTGGCGCAACAGGCGGAGTAACGTTTTCCGGGAAACTGAAGTTCGGCCTGGCTGGAATATCTTTCTGGATGTTGTCGATGTACTGCTTCACCAAATCTTGGTAGAAATACCCACTCCACATACTGAAGTCATCGCCACCCAATTTTGCAAATGCAAATTGCCCGATGCGATTTACTAAAGCCTGCGCTTGATCTACCCACCCGTCTGCGAACTTGACGGAATTATCAATAATTGATGGAACGTCTGCCATGACAATGCCCCAATAAAAATCCCACCTGGTGGTGGGCTTATGAATCTAAAAATACGGGAATTGATATACTATGTATTTTATATATCGGCGTTATCAAACCCGTCTGGAATAAGTTTCTGCTACAACCTCCAGCGCATCCAACTCCATATCCGATCCTCCCGTGTTGGCGATGGTGAACTGGTAATAGCGCGACTTCATACCGCGCCCCATGTCGGCTTTGTGCTGGCGCATCGTCGTACTATCTTCCGGGTGTATGTCGTAGTCGTAGGATTCGTGCTCATCCATTTCCACCGTCAGCATTACCTGCTCTGAGGACTTGCAAGATAGGTAAGCGTCCGTCAGTCGCTTCATGCTGTTGGCCCCGAAGTCTGACTTGCCTGTTGTGATGCTGGCCTGAATTTCTGCCCCGTTGTCACTCGCTCCGTCCAGGAAGAACAGCCCTGATGCGCTTGCGCCGATCATGCGCCCGTTGAACTCCGCCATTGAATTGAACGGATAGCCCTGATACTCGGTGATTGCGCCAGTCTTTAGGTTCATCGCCAAGACATGCCATTGATCCGCCTGGCCCACCGCTCCAGAAATGAACGCCGTCATCGGCTTGATCTTGGTGTCTATCGTTCCGTAATAGGCCAGATACCCGGTGAATGACGACGAGATCAATCCAAGCGTGGCGCTTATGCTTCCTCCAACACCATTCGCACCGGTTATCTCGCCTGAAATCACTGGCAATCTGGAATTAATACTGCCGGTGATTTCTATAACTCCGGTAATACTTCCAGTCAAGACAGGAAGCGCGGCATCAATTGATCCGATAGCGCCTGTCTGCCCGACGATGCTTCCAGTAATCGCCGGAATCGTTGCATCAATGGAACCTGACGCGCCTACATAACCCGTGATCTGCGCAGTTATGAGAGGAAGGACTGCATTGAAGCTCTCTATCCCACCTGTGATATTGCTGGTAATTACCGGCAAGCTGGCGTCGAGTGATCCTGTTACGCCAACAAGTCCAGCGATCGATGACTCCATGCGCCTCAAGGTTGCATCAAGCGATCCCGCGACACCAACAAGTACATCAAAAGAAGACTCCATGCCAGGCAATGCGGAATCTAGCGATCCTATGACGCCTATATCGCCAGTAATATCGCTGGTGATCACTGGCAATTCAGCAGATATAGTACCGCCTAAAGCATTCGTGCTTTCAACGATAGCCGAGCCGCCAACCTTTACCCCGCCGCTGGAGACATAGAAGTTATCGCTGACAATTGCAGAACCAGTAACCTTCACGCCACCATGTCCAAAGACTGTCAGCGAGGTAACGTTGTAGCTTGCATCTATCGCGGAGCCGCCTACCTTAACACCACCGCTTCCGGACATTATCAGCGGAATATTCTGAATGTACGTAACATCAGCGGTTCCGCCTACCTTAACCCCGCCGCGTCCAGTTATTATCAGCGGATCATTGGCTATATCTGCCATTCCGCCTACCTTAACACCACCGCTTCCAGTTATTATCAGCGGAGGATTTGGGATATACGTAACGCCAGCTGTTCCGCTTACCTTAACCCCGCCACTTGTCGTCATAGAGTACGTTGACGGCCCTGACTCTCCGAACTGGAATGAAGGCAGCATTACACCAGCTGTCGGTGTCTTATATCCGAATTGGAATGAAGGTAGTGTAAAAGACATGGTTTAACTGAGCGTGATAGTGGCTTCTGTCAGGGTTACGGCATGCCCTGACGTGATGGTAAGATTATCCAGGATGAAGTCCGCATTGGAAGTCCCGACTGATCCCTGAATGGTATAATTACCCTTCACCCATCGAATGTATCCAGCCGTTCCGCTCGCGGATGCGTTGGCCGATAGGTTGGTAGTGAGCGATGCAGCGCCACCTGTAGACGCCCCCCACGGAGAATTAGAGCCTGTAGGAATAGTAGCCAGCAACGTTCCGGTAGCTGCCATGTCTGCGTTTGCTGGCGCTGATCCAGAATACACAAGGATCGAACCGTTGATCCCCATCTGCATCGCCGAACCGTCGATTCCAGCAACCATTGAGACTAGATGATTAACCACGTCAGAATTGAGTTGCAGCGTGCCGCCGTTGGTATATGGCATCTTCACGTCAAGGTTAGTGACTGTGATAGGACTGTCTTTAGTCGCTGATAGTGATGACAGGATGCAGCCAGCGCCAGAGCCTGCCACACCAACCGTGGTGTCTATAGACGCTATATTCCCGTCGTTGCTGATTCTGGCGAACCCGATTGTTCCATTTGATGCGGCATTTGCAGATACGGATGTAGAAAGCCTGCAGACACCACTAGCAGCAGCAGAATAATTCCCATTCAATAATAATGATGCAGAACTTGTAAGCTGCGATCCAGATGGTGTTGTGCTTGGATTAGCTGGTTGCGATCCACTGTAAAAATCAACTGAATAGCACGGAACACTACTAATCGCTGTTGATCCTACAATACAATCAACAATCGGATTCAGGAAGTATGTGGCATCGAAAGTTGTTGGCATATCTTACACCTTAGACAGGGTGATTTGTGGTGTAATCTTGATGGTGTCTCCGGCGTTCTGTACCACCTTGGCAGAGCCAAACAATTCCGAAAACAGCAAGGTTCCGCTTGCCGCGCCAACCACGTAGTAACCGTACACCGTTACAGCTGCACCTGCCGAGAACGTCCATGTCTGTTGAGCGAAGGAACCCTGCGCAACACCACCATTCTGCGTTATAGTCCAGTTCCCCTTTGAAAGCGTCTTCGCCGTATATCCTAGCGTGGACATTTCTGTATAGGTTGACGCAACGTCTGTATCTGCTGGTGTTACGTTATTCACGAACAGCTTTAGCAAGAAATCCTCCTGGGCATTGAATCCCAAGGCCATGCCTAGCAGCATGTTCTCACCTACTGATGGGACGAGCATTGTCATGGTGTTCTCCTTTTATGCGCTTGGTAGCGTGAATTGTGCAGCACTGATAGTTAGCGGAGCACCAGCGGCGAACGAAGTCGATGTAAGGTTCATATCCGCACCAGAAGTCCCGACTGTGCCATCTACCCGACAGGCAGTAGTGCTGCTCGACGTTCCTGGATCACTCGCCTCACGCAAGCGGAACCAGTATGCAGTGCCGTCAGCAAATATTGATGAGCACGACCATGTTTCTGCAGGGTTCTTTGTCAGCACACCGCCGGTAGCGTTGGTTTCGAAAGTTAGTCCATTCGATGTTCCATTCGAATAGACAGTAGCGAGCTTGATCGCGCCAGAAGGCGGTGCATCATCCGCAGCAGTAGGGCGTGTGCCAGAGTAAATATCAATGAATCCACCCGCGAACAATGTCTTGAACGGGGATGTATCCATGAGCTTGTTGACTGTACCAGTCGATAGACGCAGGGACATTTCATAACCTCCAAATAAAAAAACCCGCAATCAGCGGGTGTAAAAAAACCCGCCGAAGTGGGTTTGGTGGGGAACTTGTATTACCTGAGCGCGGCAATGTACTGATTCATGCCTGGCTTTATTCGCGCTACCGCAGCGCCATCATGCGTTACAGGATAGACATATCTGTCAACGGTGATATTCTGGAACGATCCTCCATCTCCGATGACGCAAATTCCTTTGTTTGACGCGAACACGCCCACGACGCCTTGCATCCCTGAAAGAACCATTGATCCGTCCACATAGGCCAGGGTGTGCGGTATGACGCCATAGCTTGCCTTCTTGTCATGCTGCGCCTGGGTGATGTCGTCCCCGGCTAGGAACACAATGGACTTTTCTGTTCCAATGAACACACCGCCCTGTACTGGCGCAATCATGTTGATGCGAGAATCGAAAGCGTAGGACTGGCGCACCGGATCGAAGCGCTGGAAGTACAGGTAATCCGAATACAGCAAGAACTCATGGACGGCTATCAATGCATGGCCGTTGAACATTGAGACATGCTCGCCTACCGGAGCGTGCTGGTAGAATTGCGTTTGCAGGGATATTCCCAGATTCACCGCATCGCCAGCGTAAATTGCGCTGGTAGCGCTATTCGGTATCTGGAGCGCAAGGTACATGGTTTTTCCATCCGGTGCCGTAACGTAGATGCGTTTCCTGTCTATGCTTGGATCGGCAGAAACCGGGATGTTGTAGAACTCGATTCCGCCGATTGTCTCGATGACGCCAGAACCTCCCGTTCCCGATTCCTCGCCATCGTTCCGAAGGAAAGTAAGTGCGAACTGGTACATTCCTTGCGGAAGCAAACCATCGGATATGCGTGCCATTGGCTGTTCATTGGGAGGTGTTATGCCCCATTGCGTGACAGTGTTTCCATCCGTGACAAATGATTTCAATCCGTCCGAAAAGTAAACTTTACCATTGATGCTCTGATAGGAAACGCGATTTCCTGATACGTCTTCCAACAGAACGCTCGAAGTGAAGTCTGGGTGAAGCAGCATCAGGTTAGTCCCGGTGACATAAAGACAATATTCGCCATTCGAGAACAGCGAATGCGCCGATCCTGGTGATAATTCAGTGAAGCCAGGACGGCGAATAATGCGCTTGCTGTCGTCGATGTCAACGTTCACAGCCGATGACAATTCAGCAGTACCGATGCGATAGTCTGGGACAGCATTCCTGATGCCATCGAACCCTGCGAAATCAATGCTTGGCATTACTTCTTCTTGCCGTTAGCAGAAAGTTTCTGGAACTTCTCGGCTCCATATTTCTTGCGGCCAATAGATGCGGCCAAAGCAGCCGGATCATCCACGCCTTTCTTGGAAAGAGCGTTTTCGAGAGAAGAGAAGCGCTTACCCGAACCTAATTTTGGTTTTGCCATTTTGAATCTCCTTTTTCATAACTGCGGTTTGAAAGTTCCGAACCAGCCGCATTCATTAAATGTCAGCGACGTATTGTCCGGCGATGGAGGTACTTCTGTTTCTAGCGCCTCCTCAAGTGCGCCATACGGCTCCTTGTCTAGAAAAACTCTCATATACGGAATAAAAGTATCCTTTGTCACATTATTTACAATTCTCTCGAACCCTAAATACGCCACTTCACTCCCGAAGGTAAGGCCTGGGAAAATTTCGATTCCGATAATATCCGGATCATCGCGCTCGGCAAATTTACTTGCCACACCGTTGCGCACATCCCATACAGACCACACTCCATCTATCTTTGCCGTTATAGTGCGATCTGTCACAAAACCCATTAATACGCCATTCTTCCCTTCAAAAGATACAATTTTCTTTGGGCTAGGATCAAGAGTATATACGGTAATCTTTTTATCACTCTCGCGCATAACCAAACGCCCTGCAGATTCAACAACCTTCTCGACATCGCCCGGCAACATAAACCTGTAAGGCGCCCTATCTTTCACATACATCATGGCGACTATTTTCGGTTTATCTGGGTTTTTCATATCGTAAGCAGCAGCCACAAGGCCGTAAGACGCCATACCAACTTCGTTGAGAGGATGCTCGGTTGGGCTTTTGTATGTGCGTGGCTCTCCGTCAGCAATTGGCTCAGTGTATGGATACTTCAATGTACGCACGTTGCTTTTTAGTACCACAGCGCCAGTAAAAGCGTCGATGACATATTCTGTCGTAGACCACGTTTGCCATACTGCACTTTCGTAGATGGTGAACGAAATTAGTCCACCGTTCATTGAGTAAACAGCATCGGATACTTCAACAGTTAGATTTGGATTCTGTTCATTTACAGGAGGGATACTGAGCAAAAGTTTCCCATCTCTGGAGTACACCATCACAATTGGTTGTGCGATAATAGTTCCGTCATAAAGTGTCGTTACCCCAGGTAGCTTTGATTTGGGCCTCGCGCTCATCACGAAACCGACACCGTTCATCGCAATGGAGTTCAAGCTGAGGCTGTAATATAAATCGTAAAACCACTTATCTCCCTGAAAAGCATACTTATCAATAAGAAAAGGAAAGCCTTGTAAAAAAGAAGAAGTATGTCCAAGGCCATCGAACGTTATTAACTCATTCACAGCAGATGAATAGTGATCTGAGTCTGCTTTCATGACGGTTTTTATCGGTATTATCAGAGACCGATCATGGCTGGCCACCAAACCAAAACCTTGGACATCTATCTTTCCTTGCGATTGCACCAGTCCATCTTTTCCTCCATGAACAATCAAGGATGACAACGCGCTACATCCGTTATTATTTATAACTGGAGTGTACAGTGTGAGTAATGAAGGCTGATCTGGACTCCAGTTAGCAAATGGCGATCCATATTCTGACCATAGATGTGATCTGTCTTTCTTTGCAAACACGGGGTGAATTTCTGCTGTAGGACTGGAATTGGCGTTGTTAATGGAGCCTAATAGAACATGAATTACTTTCCCTGTTTCGTATTCATCTGGAACTAACGAAAAGTCTTTAATAAGGGTGGGTGGTTTTTCCCCGGACGCCGGTCGCACTGTGTAGAAATCCATGACATTTGTGCCATCAAGCACAAATATGGCACGGTTAGATGCGTCTACTTCTCTTGGTAGTATTGTAAGTGATTGGTTACTTTCTATCGCTGCGAAGTCATCGGATTTCGACAGATAACCAGACTTCGGCCCTATAAACCTATAAGTTACCGGGCTATATTCGACGCCAGGTTGATGGACTACACCAACAACGCTTATTCCTTCTCCACCATCATAGTAATCTGCTTCCATCTCCAACTTATCGCTCACCGGGAATAGCAGTATCTGCTCCACGTCATCGACAGTGCGTTTTACTTTCAGAGTCTTGTCATCCTGCGCCGAAAGAACGTCGCTGCTCAGTGTGTTAATCTCTGTTGGTTTCGAGAAACCATTACCGACTGCATACCGAACATACGTTTTCTCACCATCAGGATTGTCCTTGGTGGTGGCTGGTACGCGAACCCATACCAGCAATCCATCGTGCTCCATTTTCCTTCCGCAGAGTCCTTCCCAAGGGCCGATACCGCAGTCTATTATCTTGGCCCAATGCGCTGGCATAATTGAAATCATGTCAGTCATCATGGACTTAACAAAGATGAGCGCAGCCCCATTTGCAACAATCGCAGGCTTCTTACCACCTCCACGGGCTTTTAGCTCGTGCAGCATCTTTCTTCCTATCGGTAGTAAGTGCGTGCATCCTTTTCCTAAGTAGATTGCCATTTACTTAGTGCTTTGTGCTGTTATCCCACTCTATCAGCGCGTCGATCCGCGCCCTGCACTGCTCGTAGAGATCGGCGGCATCGACGATCCAGGTTGCGACATCGGTGTCCGTGCTGTCGTTGGTATCTGTGGTAGCGGCGGCATGGGCTGGAGCAACGCCGCCGGAGGATGAGGGCAACTTGACACCGAAAGCGGGGGATTGCTGGAGCAGGCCGCGAGCGTCAGCAGATAGGCAAGTGCGGCCAGTAGTGGCTGTTTTGATGTCATTTCGGAGTCTCCGGTTGGTAGTTTCTAGATCGGCGAGGCGAGTTTCGCGTTCTGCCAGCGCCTGATCGGCAGCGTGACTTGCCGTTTCAATACGGCGGCGGGTTTCTTCGGCGGCGGCGGTTTCACGCTTGGCGATATCGGCTTTGAGCGCTGACACCTCGGCCACCTTTGCGCGGTGCTCCCAGGTGTAACCAGAAGCCAAGCCCAAAGAAAAGAAGCCCAAAGCAAATAGCAGTGCAGTAGCGATGGTTGAGAATGGATTCAAGGCTATTCTCCTACTCCAATATGTAACCGGAAACAAA